CGGCTTCTGCTGCTGCAGGGCGATGCGGGTTCGATTCCCGCCTGGGTGCTGCTTAGACTAGCGATATGACGATCGCCGATGACCTAGAGGCATTTTTCAGCTTTGATGCTGTGACGGTGACGAATGGTATTGTCACCAGCACGGGACTGCTTGATATGCCGTCAGAAATCATCGCTGATGGTGCAGTGCTAACAACTGATTACAAGCTGACGGTAAGAGCAGGAGATTTCGGCGGACTGCTGTATGGCGATGGGCTGACTGTTAACGGCATCAACTACACAGTGCGTAATGTGATGCTGGTAGATGATGGGCGGATTGCTGAAATCAGCTTGATGAAGATCGCGCCACCTGCTGAAGCACCTGGCGGCAGACCGCGTGAATTTGGACTGCAGGATTTGGCGGATGTGAATTTAATCAATCCAAGCCAAGGTGACATGCTGATCAACGATGGCACTGATTTCGTCAATATACCAGAGATCAACGGTGGCAGTGCATGAGACGGTACGGCATCCAATTAGAGCAGGGGAAATATGTAATATTGACTGAAGAGGGATACGCGCTGATGCTGGACCCCGGCACCTCAACCGAACGGCAGTATATTCGGCACCGCTATGACACCGGCACTAGCTGGGGCGCATCAAATGCAGTGCTGCGTGCTGGTGAACTTGGCATTGAATATGACGCTATTAGCTTGCGAGGCAAGATCGGCGATGGCGTGACGGCATGGAATGACCTGCCTTATACGGAACTAGGACAGCAGCCTGGATTTCAGGCAGTGCAGTTTGACACTGCTGCTGATATTGGGGTTGGCACCGGCCAGATTGCATGGAATGCCGATGAGCAGACGCTTGACCTTGGCAAGGGTGGTGGCGTCACGCTGCAGATCGGTAGTGAGCAGCTGATGCTGGTTCGCAACAGCACTCCGAACACCATCCCAAATGGCACTGCGGTGCGCTTTGTTGGTACGCTCGGCAACAGCGGCCGGCTGCTGGTGGCGCCAATGATCGCTGATGGCAGCTTGCCGGGATATGTGTTTTTTGGTGTCACCACGCAAGCGATTGCGCCGGGTGTTGATGGTTTCGTTACGACCTTCGGCAAGGTAAGGCAAGTTGACACACGCCCATTTGAGGAAGGTGATGTGCTTTGGTGTGACCCAGCAGTGCCGGGTGGATTCACGCGGACTGAGCCTCAAGCGCCAAACCTGAAGCTGCCGGTTGCTGCGGTGATCAGCAAAGCCACTAACGGCATTTTGATGGTGCGTGCTGACACCGGCCGCAGGCTGCAGGATCTGCACGACGTAGAGGCCAATGGCGGCAAGGTTGATCAGGATGTGCTCGGATGGAATGCAACGGCAGGACGATGGGAGCCGACCGATAGGCTGACGCTACTGGAGGCGCGAGTCTCGGCACTGGAGGCGCCATGACTAAACGTGAACGCATCTTGCAAGCTGTTGTTACAGCGCTCACGGGTACTGAGGAAGTCGGCAGCCGCATCTATCGCAGCCGCGTCGAGCCATTTGCGCGCGGCGAAAGCCCTGCAATTGTGGTGGAACCAATTGCAGATCAAGCGGAGCAGAACACCAGCCTGCCGACGCTGGACTGGAGCTTGGCAGTACGCGTTGCAATTATCGTTCGAGCAACGGTGCCAGATCAAGCGGCAGATCCAATCATTGAATCAGCACATGCCAAGATTATGGCTGATTTAACACTCGGTGGTTATGCGATTGATGTGCAACCAAAACAAGTTGGTTTTGAGCTGATTGAAGCAGACCAGCCGGCTGGTGTGATCACGATGGATTATCTTGTGAGGTATAGAACCGCTGTGGCAAGCCTACAATGATGGATGAATACCACGGGCAGGGTGGCTCCTACATCCTTGACCCTGAAACAGGCAAGCGCACCTTAGTGGGGCGCACTCTACCTTCGGTGACAAACGATGCCACTCCTGACACGCAAACGCCTGATCCTGCTGGAATCAGAGACAACCTACGGAACCGACCCGACACCAACCGGCGCGGACGCCGTGCTGGTGCGCGATCTGAACATCACCCCGCTGCAGAGTGATGCAGTAAGCCGTGACCTTGTGCGGCCGTATCTTGGCGCATCGGAACAGCTGCTGGCCAATACCCGCGTCGAGGTTACCTTCAGCGTCGAACTTGCCGGCTCCGGCACTGCAGGCACTGCACCGCGCTACGGCAAGGCACTGCTGGCCTGCGGCCTGAGCGAAACCGTGGTGGCTAGCACTAGCGTCACCTACGGCCCGGTAAGCGCTAGCTTCGGCAGCTGCACCATCTATTACAACATTGATGGTGTGCTGCATAAGGTAACTGGCGCACGCGGTACGTTCACGATCAATGGCACTGTTGGTGAAATTCCAACGATTGACTTTACCTTCACCGGTGTCTATAACGCACCGACTGATACGGCACTGCCTTCGGTGACGTATGCAGATCAAGCGACGCCTGTACTGTTCAAGGCTGGTAATACCAGCGGCTTCCAACTTCTCGGCTACAGCGGATGCCTGCAATCCGTGAGCTTTGATATTGGCAATACGCTGATCTACCGCGAGCTTGTTGGATGCAGCAAAGAGGTGCTGCTGACCGATCGCGCTGCTACTGGTAGCGCAACGATTGAAGCGCCGACCATCGCGCAGAAGGATTACTTCACTGCTGCGCAGGGAGATGGTGTGCTGGGCAACTTGCTGTTCCAGCATGGGCAGACTGCTGGCAATATCGTCAATTTCGCCTCTACGCGAGTCGATATTGGTGATGTCAGCTATGCTGACCAAGACGGCATCCACATGCTGACCATCCCCTACACCTGCGTGCCAAGCACTGCGGGTAATGACGAGTTCTCGCTGATTTACACTTAATCGGCGACTGCGCAATCAAGGGGGCGATGCCCCCTTTCCTTCCCATTTTCACCTACGCGATGTCTTTTGTCCTTTCTGTTTCCGCTACCTACAAGTGGCCCGTTACCGTTGAAATTGCCGCTGATGGTGGTGGACGTCACAAATTTACATTTGACGCAGAATTCAAACGCCTTCCATCTGATGAGGTAAAGCGACTCTTGAATCCAGAGGATGGAGATGACGCACCAACCGACGAAGATTTTTGCCGCGATAACGTCGTGGGATGGTCGGGAGTCAAGGATGATGAAGGTTCTGATGTGCTTTTCAGTCAAGAGTCGCTGAATAAACTTCTTCAGATCCACCCAGTTCCTGCCATGATCGTTAAGGCATGGATTGATAGCATTTCCGGGGCAAAACAAAAAAACTAATAGATGCCGCCAAGTACTGGTCAAATGGCGGCGTAATTGACGAATCAAATGATGACGCATCTGCTTTTGGTATTGAGCTACCAAAAGCAGATGACGTCATTAATTGCTTTGAAGTTTGGCCAGAGAATTGGGACATTGTAATGATGTGGTTGCGTGTTTCCACGCAATGGCGTGCTAGCGCTAGCGGAATCATTGGGCTTGATTACGGAGTGCTTCCATGGATATTTAAGCTATATGAAGTTAGCGAAGAAAAGGAGATGTTAGAGGGATTGCGGCTGATGGAGCAGACGTGTTTAGAATGTATGTCATAGGAGGCTGCGTGCAATGGCAATGAACATGGATGCGGTGCTCCGCATTGCCGCAAAAGTCCAAGGTTTAAATGATTTTAAGGCGCTTTCTGATCAGCTTTTAAATGTCAACAAGGCATCTACAGATAGCCAAGCTGGCTTTCAGCGTTTATCAAGCGAGTCAAGCCGATTAGCACAAGAATCAGTCCGTGCGGCCAATAGCGCTAAAATTCAATCCGCATCGCTTCGGGAGCTTGGAGCAAGTGCTCGCACAAATGCAACCGAAATACGACGTAGCAGCGGAGAAGCGCAATCATTTGGAGCCGTACTTCAACGACTGCGCAGTCAATCAACTGGAGTTGTTGATGGAATCGTAAAGTCAGCATTTAATGCAGCAAGTGGAATTAATACGCTTTCCGCATCATTTACCCCAGTAAATGATCAAATCGACGCAAGCAAGGCAAATGTTAATCAATTTTCCGATTCGCTGCAGCAGTTAAGTGGTCAGTCCGCTAGCGCTTTGAGCGGTATTGGCAAGTCTGCAATCAATGCAGCCAATGGAATCCATGAGCTGCAGGTATCTTTAGATCCGACGGACCAGCAGATTGCATTGGTTCGACAAGAGCTAATTGAGTTTGAGGCAAGTTCCAAGAAAACAGAAAGGTCAATTGCGCAGCAAATTCAAGTATTTAAGAATTTGCGAAGTCAAGCAGAATTAAATGGTGAAATTTACAAACAACTTACGGCAGATATTGACCGCTTGCGTGCAACAACATCGGCGATTGATGCCGCAGGATCCAAAGGCGCGCAAGGTATTGAAAAAGTAACTACCGCAAGTAAATCAAGCAGTGCGGCATTAAAGGATCAAATTAAAACACTGGAAAGATTGCGGCGCAAGCTAACAGAAAGCAGTGAAGGCTATAAGGTCATTGGCAGGGAAATTGATAACCTCAAGGCAAAATCTGCTGCGCTTGATTTACCAAAATTCACGGCCCCTAGTGCAGCCGCTGCTGCATCAGGCACAGTCGGAGCGATCCGCCAGCTAGTTGACCTGCGGCGAGAGCTATCAAAAACAAATGCAGGTCGCGTTGTACTTGCTGGCGAGGGGACAGCAATTGCAGGCTTGACCGGAACTATTGGTGCAGCTGGTGCAGCTGGTATTGGCGGTGCAGCCGGTGGGTTGAGCGGCATTGCTAGCCAGCTGGATGTTATTGCAAACAAGGCATCTGCTCTGCCGGGAGTGCTCAAGCCTCTAGGCGGGCTGCTGGCAACTCCTGCTGCTGCCGCTGGTGATGCTATTGCTAATTGGGGCGCAAGCCTAGCTGCGGCTCAGTCAAAACTTGCTGCGCTGTCTGGCCCGTTTGAGGCAATTGGCACAGCGATTCAATCAATTGGCCCAGAAACGACGTTAGCGGCTGGTGCGGCATCACTTGCGATTGCATCTGTTTATGACGTATTAAAGCGTCGAGCAGATGAAGCTCAGCGCGATTTAGAGGAGTCTTTTAAAGGTATTTCAGATGACGTGCAAAGAACACTGCAGCAGTTAGCGCGTGTTTTTGATGCGGTTCCAGCTGCTCGCCTTGCTGCTCAACGTGAATTACGTGATCGCAATTTAGCGCGACTTGGTGAAGCACAACCCGGCTCAATTGAAGCGCGACGCGCTGCAAATGCTGTTGTATCGGCCGAACGTGAAATCACCAAAATTCAAGGGGAACAAAATAAGCTGCTTGATGCTGCACGCGCAAGGGAAAGCGAAAAGCTTAAACTTCAAAAAGAACAGCGCGATGCAGTAACGCAAAGGCTTAACCTTCAAAAAAGGTTAACGCAAGAAACGATTAAGGAGCGCGAGGAATTACGGCAATCAAATGCAATAGCTAAATCAATCAGACGCAACCAAGAACGCACCGCGTCAGAGAAGCAGCGCCAAGCTGAGTTGGCAGAAACCATCAAACAGCAGCGCGATATCGCACGCAGCCGACTTGACATTCAACGCAAATTAACAGAAGAAGCTCGTAATGAGCGCAATGAATTAAGGCAATCAAACGCAATTGCCGGATCTATTCGCCGCAATCAAGAGCGTCAAGAGCGCGCCGCCGCTGCTCAAGAAAGGATTAGGCGTAATGCTGCCGCTGCGTTTCCGCGATCTACGATGCTTGCATTGCCGGCTGCTGGGCAGACGACGGCACCTGGCACCGGCCAAGCCATCAGCGGTGGCGCAAGGTTGTCACGGTCTAACATTGAAACTGCTGGAACACGCGATGTAATTGGCACTGCAATGAGCAGCTTGCCAAAAGCGTTAGAACAGGCAAATGCAGCAGCAACAAAAACCAAAGGTGCGCTAAGGGATGTATTCATTGAAATCACAAAAGCAGAGCAGGCAAGCAATGGAAGTATTAACAGCTTGCAGAGGCAGCGTGCCGCATGGCAAGCATTGCAAAATGCCGTAAATCCAGCAGCTCCTGCTTATGAAAATGCACGACGCAATGTAGAGCGCCTTGATAATCAACTGCAGCGACTTACCAGGACCCAGCAAAAGGCGGCTGTAGCGCAGGAGCCTAGGGGCGGTATTGGAGTCGCCGGTAGCGCATTAGGATCACTTGCGCTTGGCGGCGGCTTGCAGGGTGCACTTGGCGCAGCAGCAGGTGAGCTGATGTTTTCTGGTGGCGCTGCCAAATTTGCAGCTGGCGCTGGCATTGCTGCGGTAGCGGCGGTTGGTGCATTGGCTGCAACTGTTGGCATTGAGGCAGAAAATGCTGAAGTTCGGCTAAAGTCGCTTACTGATCAATTTGGTGAATATACGCAAGCGCAAGCCGCCGCGGCGCGTATTGCAAAAACATTGAGAATGAGTCAAATAGAATCAGCTGATTCGTTCAGTCAGCTTTACGCTGCATTGAGGCCGACTGGTGTCACCATTAAAGAAATCGAGGATGCATTTATTGGATTTACAGCAGCTGCAAGGGCAAGCGGCACAACTGCGCAAGAGTCCACAGCGGCGATGCTGCAACTGAAGCAAGCACTAGGATCTGGCGTGCTACAGGGTGATGAATTACGTTCAATACGCGAACAAGCGCCACTTGCGGCGCAAGCTATAGCCAAGGAAATGAATGTTAGTGTTGGCGAATTAAAAAAACTAGGAGAACAAGGAAAAATTACAACAGATATTGTACTGCGAGCTTTGGCGGCGCTAAAGAACCAAAGCCTCGATAAGTTAAACAAACAACTAAACACAAGCGGTCAAGCATTGCAAGACCTAAGCAATGCAACAAACGACTTTGGCCGCACGATTGCAAGGGTTTTTGGCCCTACTTCTGTTGCAATTGTTCGCAGCCTTGGAAATGCAATACGCGAAGTCAATGCAGTAATGGGCGCATTGACCGGCGACAATGGCGCCATGGGCAGAATTGAAGATATGCAACGTGCACGCGCGCAAGCTGAGCGTGATACAAATGCTCGTCAATTTGGATGGTTTGATTTCCAGGGAAGAGAGCAATTTTTTCGCCAACGAACTCAGCAACTATTTCGCCAGTACCAAGAAGAACGTGCTGCTGCAGCTGAGCGCTCCGCGCCACCACCGACAGCAGCGCAAGAAGCAGAAAGGCAAAGAGCTGCGCGCGACCGTGAGCAAGCACGTCAGAGTGCAAATGCCGACAAGCAAAATAAAGATAAGCGCGATGCAGAAAAAACGCAATCACGCATGAATGAATTGCTCAGCGATAATTTGCGCCTTAATACTGAGCTTGGCAACATTGGAAAAGATCGCCTCAGTCAAATCAGAGCCGAGCATGATCTAATTCCGCAATTACTGAAGCTAGAGCTTGCTGATCTTAATGCAACACTAAAAGGCGATGAATTGAGGCAAGCTAGGATCAATACGATTCTAGAGGCTAGAACAAGGGCGCTTCAACTTGAGCAAGAGTTCAAAGATGTCACAAACGAAATTAACAATCTCCTTGGCCAATCAAAAGAATTAAGCTTTAAGGTTTTTAGTGGATTCAGGCCGGAGGAATCACCACTTAGCAAAGAACTGTTAGCTATCAATCAGGAACTGGTTAATGCTGATAAAGCCGCTGAAGATTTACTTAAGCGCTTGTCTGAACTTGGCGGCACAAATCCAGAAACCGCCACTGCGCGCACATCAATAGGAAACCTGCGCGGCGCAATTGCAGGAGTCAATCCAGTTGCGGTCGCAAGTCAGCGTATCACGCAGGGTGATGTAGATGCGCTGCAGCAAGAGATACAAGGGCTTCAAAATTACGGCAGAGAGCTGTCCACTATTGAGCAGCTTGCGATTAAATATGGCGAAGAATGGAGCAAAATTGACCCATCTGTTCGATCGTCGTTAGAAACGCTTGCCAAGCAGCGCGACGCATTGCAAGCAAATGTAGATAAAACACGCGAGTGGAATAATGTTTTGAACCAAGCTGGAACCACAATCGGCGGGGTGCTGCAAGATTTAATTACAGGTACAAACGACTGGCGGTCTAGCCTTAATAGCGCATTGAAGTCACTTGCAAATCTTGTATTCCAGCAAGCATTGGCGGGACTTGCCGGTAAAGACGGCATCGGTGTATTTAGCTTTTTGTCGGGAAGTTTAGGTGCTGGCACCAAAAAATTCGCCAATGGCGGAGTAGTCAATAGCCCAACGATGTTTAGGTTCGCCGATGGCGGCACCATGCGCAATGGCTTGATGGGCGAAGCAGGCCCCGAGGCGATCATCCCACTCAAGCGCGGGCGTGATGGCAAGCTAGGTGTTGCCGGTGGCGGCAGCAGCACCAGCATTACAGTCAACGTAGACGCAAGCGGCAGCAGTGTTCAAGGCAGCGACCAGCAAGCTAGTCAGCTTGGCCGTGCTATCGCTGCTGCCGTGCAACAAGAGCTGATCAAGCAGAAACGACCTGGAGGGCTGCTGACGCGATGAGTATCTTCACTTATACACCAGATCGTCCGGCCACAGAAAGCTCTAGCCCGCGGACACGAATTACGCGATTTGGCACTGCAGAACACCGCGCAACATTTGGTATCAATCCATTTCGTGATACATGGAACGTAAGTTTTAGCAATCGCAGCATTGATGACATCAGTGAAATACATGCATTTTTGAGCGATAGCGACGGCCGCGCATCATTTACGTGGACGACACCATTTGATGAGACTGCACAGTTTGTATGCAGCGAATGGACAGCAAAGGTTGAATCTTGCAACTATCGCACGATAGAAGCTGAATTCGAACTGCGTTATGACGCAGGAACAGAAGGCATTGCGGCGCCAGCTGGTGATGCGATAACGTTTATTTGGATTCCAGATTTTACAGCCGACCTGCGATATAAAACCAATGCGCAAACGATGCAACTTGGTGATGGCTATACGCAACGCTTTAAGTTTGGCTTAAATGCACAAGAGGAAGGGTGGTCATTGCAATTCCGCAATCGCACCAATGCTGAACGCAACGCGATTCGTGCATTCCTTAGGCAAGCATGTGGGCGCACTGCATTCAACTGGACTGATCCGCTGTCTGGTATTACTGGCAGATATGTATGCGCTGAATGGAGCGCAACATACAATAACCATAACAACAATGACCTGCAGATGACGCTGCGGAGGGTATTTGAACCATGAGCAGCGAGCTTCTGCGAGGCGAATCACTTGCATCGCCCGGCACGTTGTTAGCGCCGAGCGGGCACTATCGCCTGCAGATGCAAAACGATGGCAACCTTGTCATCTATGATCGCTTTGGTGTTGCAAGATGGGCAACAAATACAGACGGCAATGGGCCGAGCACGCTAACACACCAACTTGATTCAAACATTGTCGTTAGGCGCAATAGCGATAACTTAATTACCTATGCGTCAAATACATATCTAGGAGGCGCCGGCAATCTTGGCAGCCTTGTTTCCAGCAGCCTAAAGCTACAGGATGACGGCAACCTTGTCCTGCGCACTGAAGATGGCGAAGCGATATGGGCGAGCAATACAGCATCGCCGTCGTTTATACCACCAATTGCGATCACATCAGAACTGCAAGAAGTTGCACCAAGTGCAATTATTGAGCTGTTTGAGATTGAGCTAAATGCTGCGCAGCATGGCGTTAATGACACCTACCGTTTCCATGCTGGCAGCAACCTTGAGCTGAATGGTGATGTGATCTGGAACGGCAATAGCTATTTGCGGTTTCCAGTTGAAGCGGATGGTTTTGAATACAGCGGCAATGGCCAGTTGCCACGGCCGACAATTCGGATCAGTAATATCCTCAGCACCATCACAGCGCTACTGCTGACGCTACCGGATGGACTGGAGGGTGCTAAGGTAACGCGGATCCGCACGTTAGCGCGATACCTTGATGCCGTCAATTTTCCGCCAATTGTTGATGGGCTGCTGACGCAAAACGATGACCAGATCATCACGCAAGCAGGCGACTTACTGCTATCAACAAGCCCCGGCACGATTAACCCGCTGAATACACAGCAGTTTGATCCGATTACAACGCAACTCGGCCAGTTGATTTTGATCTCCGACCCACCGGATGGTATTGAGGCATCACCCGATCCAACGGCTGAATTTCCGCGCGAGATCTATTTCGTTGATCGTAAGGTTGTCGAGAATCGCGACCTAGTGGAATTTGAGCTAGCGGCTGCATTTGACCTTGCAGGCATCCGCGCACCAAAGCGTCAGTGCATCGCTAACGTCTGCCAGTGGGTGTATAAGTCGGCAGAGTGTGGATACACTGGTGGATTGCCAACATGCGATAAGACATTGGATGCGTGCAAAGCGCATTTTGGCGACAATGCAGAGCTGCCGTATGGCAGCTTCCCAGGTATCGGAGCATATACGACATGACCTGGAAAGACGCTGCAATGGATCATGCTCGTGGTGATGTACCACGCGAGGCATGTGGCCTTGTGGTGGTGGTCAAAGGCCGCGAACGTTACTGGCCGTGTCGCAACCTATCGCGTGGCAATGATCAGTTCATCCTTGACCCTGCCGATTATGCAGCCGCCGAAGATGCCGGCGAGGTCATCGCAGTGTTCCATTCCCACCCAAGCACGCCACCAGCTCCAAGCCAACCAGATTTGATGGGCTGCGAAGCCAGTGGGCTGCCGTGGTTCATCTTCAATCCGAATACCGGCATCTGGGGCGAATGCAAACCAAGCGGCTTCAGGGCGCCGTTGATCGGTCGGCAGTGGACATGGGGCATCAGCGACTGCTGGACCTTGGCGCGTGACTGGTACGCCGAGCATGGCCTGCAGTTGCGGGACTGGAAGCGACCGCTGACACCAGAGCAGTTTGAAGCGGCACCGATGTTTGATGGCTGCTGGGCTGCGGCTGGATTCCATGAACTGAAGGAAAATCAAGAATTGCAGAAAGGCGACTTTTTGCTGATGAACATTTCAGGTATTGGCTTGAATCATTGCGCCGTTTACATTGGAGACAACATGGCGCTGCATCACATCCGAGGGCGATTGAGCAGCCGTGATCTATATGGCGGGTGGCTGCAGAAATGCACGGGTAGGCGGCTGCGACATCCTGATTTTCCTACAATGGGAGGACGGTGAGGAAGATGATGCTGCGCAAGATTCGCGTTTACGGTCAGCTCGCCAAGTTTCTCGGCCAGCGTGTGTTTGAGGCTGATGTGGCCAGCGCTGCTGAAGCTGTGCGGTTTCTTGTGGCGAATTTTCCGCAGCTTGAGAAGCACATGGCGAATCAGCATTATCGAGTCAGTGTTGGCAGCTATGACCTGACGGTGGATGAGCTGCATGACCCTGCGGGGCGGCAAGAGATCAAGCTTGTGCCGGTGTTGACAGGTGCGGGCGCTGCTGGCCGGATTGTTGCGGGTGCGGCATTGATTGCCCTTGCGTTCGCCAGTGGAGCAGGATTATTTGGCGCTGCTTTTGCCAAGAATATCGGCCTGTTTGCAGTTGTAAAAGGCGTTGGCGCCAGCCTTGTGCTCGGCGGCGTTGCCCAACTGCTGACCCCAGCACCACGAACACCAGACGGCCCTGATAGCGAGAAAGACCCACGCAAGAGCTATAGCTTCAGCGGCATCCAGCAAACCAGCCGGCAAGGCGTGCCAGTGCCTGTTGTTTATGGCGAGACCATTGTGGGCTCCGTTGTGATCAGCGCCGGTATTGACACCATGCAGGTGGCGTGACGATGGCGGCGATCTACGGCTCTGGCGGTGGCGGTGGCAAAGCGGGTGGCGGCGGCCAGGCGCGGACACCGCGTGTTCGTGATGACAACCTTGACTCAAGGCAATACGCAAAAGTCCTTGACCTAATCTGTGAAGGTGAAATTCAAGGATTGAAAGATGGCCTGAAGTCAATCTTTCTTGACGACACACCGCTGCAAAATGCAGATGGATCGTTCAACTTTCAAGGCGTGTCAGTTGACACGAGGACCGGCACGCAAAATCAGTCGTACATTCCGGGGTTTGATAGCGTTGAAGACATCCGCCCTGTTGGTGTTACCGTCAACCGTGAAGCGCCGGTAACGCGCACGATCACAGATAGCAATGTGGATGCTGTTAGCGTCACCATCGGCGTGCCGCAACTACAGCAGCAAGAGGCAAAGACTGGTGACATCGGCGGCTTCAATTTTGAATTCAGGGTTGAGGTGCAATATAACGGTGGTGGCTTCAACACCGTATTGCAGCAGACGATCAAGGGTCGCACGGCTGATTTATTTCAGCGGTCGTTTCTGATCAACCTTGACGGACCTGCGCCGTATGACATTCGCCTGGTGAGGCTATCACCGGATGATGATGAATACACCGGAAATAAGTACAGCAGTCGTGTTAGTACATTTAACTGGACAAGTTACACGGAGATCACATACGCAAAGCTGCGCTACCCAAATAGCGCACTGGTTGCGTTGCGTGTTGATGCAGAACAGTTCAATTCAATTCCATCACGCGCATATCACATCCGTGGCGCAAAAGTACGCATACCAAACAATGCAACCGTTGATCAAGCCAACGGCCGATTGATCTATAACGGCATTTGGAATGGTGGATTCACGGCTGCGCAATGGTGCAGTGATCCTGCATGGATCTTATGGGATCTACTGATCAGTGCACGCTATGGACTGGGCGATCACATCCAAGAATCGCAACTGGATAAGTGGGCATTCTTTTCTGCTAGTCGATACTGCTCTGAACTTGTACCGAATGGTTTTGGCGGATTAGAACCGCGCTTCTCTTGTAACGTCAACATTCAGACGGCAGAAGAAGCGTACAAGCTGATCAATGATATGTGTTCAGTGTTCCGGGCGATGCCGTTTTGGAGCACTGGTGCATTAACGATCAGCCAAGATAAACCAGCGGATACAAGTTATCTGTTTACGCTGGCCAATGTCACAGAGGAAGGTTTCAGCTATCAAGGAGCTAGCCGCAAGACGCGCCCTACGGTTTGCGTTGTTAGTTACCTCGATCTCAATACGCGCGACACCGCCTACGAGGTAGTTGAAGATCAAGAGGGTATTCAGAAATACGGCGTTATCAAGACCGAGATAGACGCCTTTGCCTGCACCAGCCAAGGCCAAGCGCATCGCATCGGCGAATGGCTGCTGTATTCAGAGCGGTACGAAAGTGAAGTAATCAGCTTCACTGCATCCATTGATGCTGGTGTAATCGTCAGGCCTGGGCAGATTATTGAAGTTGCTGATCCCGTAAAAGCTGGCGCACGCCGTGGTGGAAGAATCAGCGCTGCCACTGATACAACCATAACGGTAGATAATACTGATGGCCTTGTAGCAAGCAATGCACAGCTGTCGGTGATCATGCCGAACGGTAGCGTCGAGACACGTAATATCAGCGCCATCAGCGGCAATCAGATTACGGTAAGCGCTGCGTTTTCATTTGTTCCAAATGTTAATAGCGTTTGGGTTTACCAAACTAGCAATATCCAAACATCAACATGGCGTGTCCTTACGGTACAAGAGCAAGACGGGACCAACTATGCAATCAGCGCCATTGGCTACAATGCTAGCAAATACGACTACATCGAGCGCGGCGTAGCACTGCAGCAGCGTGATATTACTGACCTGAACATCTTGCCGCCGCCGCCGTCTAATTTAACGGCAGAGGAAGTTTTATATGACGCTGGCAATGTTGCACGCGCCAAGCTACTGACCAGCTGGCGGCAGGTGCCTAGTGTTACGTCGTATCGCATTGAATGGCGCAAGGATGACAACAACTGGACAACAGTAACGCAGTCTAGGCCGGACTTTGAGATTCTTGATACTACGCCAGGCGTCTACGAAATTAGAGTGTTCAGCCTTAGCGCATTCTTAAGGTCATCAACGGATGCGGCAATCGTTACTGTTCAGACATTTGGCAAGACAGCGCCACCCGCTACGCCAACAGGCATCAGCATTATCCCCAATAGCGAAACAACTGCAATCCTGAGCTGGGATCGCAGCGAAGAACTTGATGTGATCATTGGCGGCAGGGTATTGATTCGCCATAGCGTGCAAACTGTTGGTGCGTTGTGGCATGAAAGCCAAGATATTGTTGCGGCCGCCGCTGGATCTCAAACGCAAAAGCAAGTGCCATTGCTTGAAGGCACGTATCTGATCAAGTTTGAAGATGACAGCGGCAACCGCTCTGCGGTGCCTGCAACAGCTGTTATTGACCTGCCAACACCACAGCCGAGACTATTGGTGCGCAGCTACCGCGAAGATCAGGAATCGCCGCCATTTTCGGGCAATGTTACCAATATGGTCTATAGCCCAGTGCTAGATGGCTTGATCCTTGCGCTTGGCACTCCGGTTGATAGCTTGCCGGGGCTTTGGGATGACCTTGCTACAGACGGTGACTGGGATGGCCTAAGCAGTAGTCTCGGCAGTGGTGAATATGAATTCGGCAGCACCTATGACCTTGGCGGTGTCTTTGACCTAAACCTACGCCGCTACTTTGTGACGCGGCCGTACCTTGTCAGTGACTTGTGGGACGACAGGCAAGGTTTAATTGATGATTGGACAAGTGATATTGATGGCGACGCACCGGATCAAGTTAATGCAGTGCTGTATGTGCGTTCAACCAATGATGACCCAGGTGTGTCGCCAACATGGAGCGAATGGCGCGAATTTGCAAATGCCATCACGCGCGGTCGTGCATTCCAGTTCAAAACCATCGCCACTAGCTATTCGGAATCGCAAAACATCATCATCGACGAACTTGGCGCTGAACTAGAGCTGCAGCAGCGCACTGAATCAGCTGGTGGCATCACAAGTGGCGCGGCACCGTATGCGGTGACGTTTGATAACCCATTCTTTGCGGCACCTGCTGTAGGCGTCGGCGCTTACAATATGGAGGCAGGGGATTACTATGTGGTGACAGCGTTGGGCCGGACTGGCTTTACGGTCACCTTCTACGACAGCAGCAACACCGTGATCAGTCGAGACTTCACTTACTTCGCGACAGGCTACGGCCGGGAGATCGTCTGATGGCTCAACATGATTACGTTATTGCGAATCAGTCTGCGGCTGCATTTCGCGCTGATCTCAATAATGCGCTAGCTGCTGTTGTCACCCAAAACAGCGGGCCAGTTGAGCCCAGTGTCACCTACGCCTACATGCCGTGGGCGGATACGGCGACAGGGCTATACAAGATTCGCAATGCTGCAAATACCAGCTGGATCACGCTGTACCAGTTGAACGGCGAATTGATCTCAATTGCCGGGATGCGCAATCTGCTGATCAATGGCAACCCAACCATCAATCAACGCGGATATGTTTCCGGCACTGCTACCAGCAGCGCTAATCAGTACACGCTAGACCGCTGGCGTGTTGTTGTATCCGGCCAAGCGCTTACATGGACCGATAGCAGCAACGTGCGCACTGTCACCGCACCGGCTGGAGGTGTTGAGCAGGTAATAGAAGGTGTAAGCATTCAAAATGGCACCTATACGCTGAGTTGGACTGGCACTGCGACAGCAACAGTGAACGGCAATTCTGTCGCCAATCGCGGCCAAGTGATCTTGACGGGCGGGGTCAATGCGATCGTGCGATTCAGTGGTGGCACTTTTTCGCTGCCGCAGCTGGAGGTTGGCGATTTTGCAACACCGTTTGAGCGCAGGAGCATTGGGCAAGAGCTGATGCTATGTCGCCGTTATTATCAGCAAGTTGACGCTGAATATAGATTTGATGGCATCTTGACCACTGGCGGCGGCAATATCAGCTACGGACAGACGTGGTTCTTTAACCCTGAAATGCGAGCAACGCCGACCCTGACAACAGTTGCTGAATCCGGGCAGAATTCCGGTTCGATCTCGTGGACGCCTAAAAGCAGCACCGGAGCGCTTGGCACTTGGGAATGGCAAGACACAAGCAGCACTCTTACTAGAACCAAGGCTGCAATTGTTGCAGCATCTGCGGAGCTTTGACCATGACGTATCAGCTGACTGATTCCGGCTGCATTCTGCGCATTGCGGATAATGCCTTCATTCCGACTGACCCCGAAAACATTGATTACGCCGCATACCTTAAATGGGTTGATGCAGGCAACACACCGCTGCCTGCCCCTGAGCCGCCGCCGCCGCCTGCACCGCTCACCACTGAGCAGAAGCTGGAAGCCGCAGGACTGACCGTAGCGGAGCTGCGTGAGCTGTTCGGTCTGCCGGAGGTGGACTGATGGCCGTCAAAGCAAAGACCGGCACCGGTCGCATTGAACATCAGCCCGGTAAGCCGAAGCTCACTAGGCAAGGCAACAGTAAACGCAGCAAGCCACGTGGCTCGCGCAAATTGCGTCACGGTCAAGGCCGTTAGACTCACCCTATAGGAGTGCAATCATGGCAAACGTAAGGATCACCGATCTGCCGCCGTATTCGGATCCAGATCCCGGCGATGTTTTGCCGATCGTTGATCTTGCCAATAATGTAACCAAGAAGGTGCCTGTATCGGCACTTACTGGCAATGTGGATACGTCTGGCATTGCTGTCAATGCTGCTGCAATTGCCGTCAATACTGCCAACATTGCAACCAATACTGCCAACATTGCAACCAATACTGGCAGCATTGCTGGGTTGCTGTCTCGGCTGAACAAGCTGCAGTACGAGAACTGCATCTATGTTGCGCTGAACGGCAGCGACCTAACTGGCACTGGTACGGTTGATTCACCGCTGCGCACCATTCGCGCTGCTGCTGCTGCTGCGCAGCCGGGTGACGTGGTATTTATCGCGCCCGGTACATACGTTGAGCCGATCCTGCCAATCCGCTGGAGGTACGACGTAACCGTATTTGGCGCAGGCCTGCGTTCGACGATCGTGCAGCCTGCCGCAGGGCAAGAATTCAATGACGTCTTCAAGGTTGACTCCGGCTTCTGGTGTTGGGGCATCAGCTTTGCGGGGCATCAGGCTGATGAAACACGCCAAGCATGGGCGATCTCGTTTGATGAGCTAGCTGATAACACCGCACGCGGCGCAAGCAGCATTGGTGCTTATATCCTGAAGTCGCCTTATATCCAGAACTGCACCAGTATCACCGCTGAAGATGATGCTGGCACAGCTGGTTCAGTATCCACCGGCAACACAGGCGGCGGCATCTTGGTTGATGGCACTAAGTGTGCGCTCAATACACCGATCCGCTCGATGGTGGTTGATAGCTACACGCAAGTCAACCTTGGCGGCCCTGGTTGTCTTGTCATCAATGATGGCTATGCGCAGTTGGTGTCGTTCTTTGGTACGTTCTGCACGTATCACGTCCGCACTGAATCTGGCGGCCAGGTCAACCTAAGCGGTGGCGGAACCACTGACTTCGGCATCTATGGCTTGATGGCTGATGGCTATAGCCCGTCGCCGCTTTATACAGGCGATGCCCGCGTAGCAGCCTATGGTGCACCGCGGCTTGAGAAGGTCGTAACCATTGACGTAAGTGCTGATGTCTTTACGTCTGTAGCGCATGGATTGGCTGCAAATGATCGCCTGCAGTTCAGTGCCACGCAGGGTGACCTGCCAACCGGCCTTGAACCTAATACCAATTACTACGTGATCGCCAGTGGGTTGACTGCTGATGCGTTTAAGGTGTCAGCAACGCTAGGCGGCGCTGCGCTTGATATGAGCGGCACCGCTACTGGCACATATCAATTCCTGCGGCAAGGTGACACTGAACTTGATGTGATCAGCTTCACGTCAAACCGCCTCGGTACTGCATCACGTCCTAATGCGGGACAGCTGATGTTCCCGCAGCTTGTATTCCCGCGTAATGCAACAACTGAGCTGCCGGAAGCTAAGACCTTTGCCTACACGCGCATCTCGGACTATGTGCTGACTTACACCGAAGCCGCAGCGCCGAATGGCCCTGAGCATGAATACGTCAGCGGCGGTACTGCTGTCATCGGTGGCACCAACTATGGCGTTGCTGATGCGGTGTATGACAAGGATACGGGTGTCGTCACGCTGACCACGACCACGGTGCTGCCCGCGGGTAACGGTAATGTCACCGTCAGCGGGCTGGTATTCATCTGCCCCACTAGTGCGTATGTGGTCACTAGCAGCATCCCAATTGATGCAAGCGGTAACCCAGTCGCCAATGATTCGCCAAGCCGCGCTGGTTATCGCGTGGTGTTCTACTCGGGCGTCAACGGTGGATTGAAGGATGCGATCACTGCTGGCCAGAAACTTGACTTCAGGAATCGCTCGCAGATCAGCGCACCATCTCATACGTTTGAGTTCGTCGGCAGCGGCACCAACTATTCCGCATTGCCGTGGAATGGTGGCGTCCCGGTCCCGGCTAATGCGATCGTTGAAACCAACAACGGCCGCGTTTATAGCAGTAACACCAATGAAAAAGGTGATTTCGCTGTTGGCTCGCAATTCACAGTTGATGGCACCACTGGCAGCGTCACGATCAACACCGATGAATTCAACCTCAGCGGCCTGAACTTCATCGGTCCCTTCAGCCGCAATGGTGGCATCAGCAGCGTTGGTGTGCAGCTGCGTGAGGTAAGCAACAATACATCACTGATTGCATCAACTGGCGCACCGGATGGCAATACTGTCCCAACGCAATTTGCGGTCAAGGCATACGCGGATGATGCGTTCCTGCAGGATGTAACCGTCACTGCTGGCCCGCTGTCTGTTACGGACACCAGCACGCAGGATGGCCAGGGTTATTGGACACGCACGCGCAATATAACGCTGGCGGTTGGCACCACAGCCGGCACCGTAGCTGCTGGTGATGACCCGCGATTTGACGCGATCACACCAGGAGACATTGGCCTCGGCACCACCGATACACCCCAGTTCGCTGGCCTTGGCCTTGGCACTGCTGCTGTCGCCGGGTGGGAGCTGACGGTCAACGGCGGCACCTGCCAACTGCGCAGCAGCGTCTCTGCAGTGAGCGGTGTCTACACGCTTGACGTGCAGGCGGCAAATGAATTTGTCACTGCTGCGACGATCAACGCAGCGACAACAATCAACCTGTCAAACCTAAACACCATCCCGACGGGTTATGTATGGCGTGGTGTTTTGAGCTTTGCTTACACAAGCGGTATTATTGAATGGTTCCTTGCGAATCGCAACGCAACCCCTTCGTATGAGGTCAAATGGGATGGCGGCACAGCGCCAACGCCGACTGCAAACGAAACAGAAAGCGTTGTGATCACTGTTGTCGGCGGCGGCAACACGATTGAAGTTGCTGCACTGCAAGGGAGGGCTTGATCATGATCGGCGGACGTAGTGCATTGTTGGCGGCTGGGGCTGGATTGGGATATGGAAACTGGACCGGGAATTACGAGGATGTCTCATTACTACTTAGAGGCAACACCACGCCTGGGCAACTTGTTATAGCGGACGAAAGCTACGCCCCTAAATCGCTAACAATTGCTGGAAACGCATCTATCAGCTACAATCCAGTTAAATACGGAAGTACATCAATTTCTTTTGATGGCACTGATGACTGGATTGAAACAAACGCAACTAATGACTTTTATTTTGCTAACGAACCATTCACAATAGAAGCCTGGGTGTACTTGAATCAGTTAGGAGCGGACTATGGCATATTTAGCTACATGAACAATGGTGGCGCGACTACACTGCGTGGCTATGTGCTGAACATAGGAACAGACGGAGCAGTAGGCTTTGTAGATTACAATGGATCTGTCCAATTTTTGTTAGTTACACCGTCCCCTGTGATCACTCAAGTAAATCAATGGTATCACGTCGCAGTCTGCAAAGAGGGCACCGGCACTAACCAGGTTAGGTTGTTTGTAAACGGACAAATTGTTGCTAGTGCAACAAGAAACGCCAATATCCCGGTGGGGATATCAGGATTGCCTGGAAGGATTGGTGCTTGGAGGTATTCTCCAGCTAGGCGATCATTAAACGGATACATAGATGATCTGCGGATTACAAAAGGCGTCGCGCGTTACGTAGCAAATTTCACACCTAGTGAACTGCCATCAAGCAATGATGATCCACTGTTTAGTAACGTTACTTTATTGATGAAAGATGCCATAGCTCCATTGCTTGCAGCAGATGAAAGCCCAACACCTAAAACAATAACGGATACTGGTGATGCAAGCATAAGCACAACTGTCTTCAAATATGGGACTAGCTCATTGATGTTTGACGGAAATGGAGACTGGTTTGAAACAAACGCAACGACTGACTTTGATTTTGGCAACAACCCATTTACTATAGAAGCATGGGTTTATGCCATTACATTGAATCATGTTGCAAGCCCGGCTATTTTTAGCAATATGAACAACGGAACCGCTGCAACTCTTGGCGGTTATGTGCTTGCGGTTGACTCCACAGGAAATTTACTTTTTAATGACTACAACCAAGCAGCCACTTCATTTAGCTTGACTTCGCCCGCGGGCGCAATTACGACAGGGCAATGGTATCACGTCGCAATCTGCAAAGCAGGTACTGATACCAATCAAGTCAAATTATTCGTCAATGGACAAATTGTTGCTAGTGGAACAAGAAATGCAAATATCCCGGTAGCGGTATCAGGATTGCCTGGAAGGGTTGGAGCTTGGAGATATTCGGTAGAGCAGCGCCCGTGGAACGGTTACATCGACGACTTGCGCATAACAAAAGGCTTCGCACGCTACACCAAAAACTTCCTACCGCCTCCGGCGGAACTACCTGCCATCTAAGCCATGTTGATTCACGCCATCGACGATCAAATCGTCACCTATCCCGACTCCATGGATGCACTGCGCAAGGCGCATCCGAATGTGTCCTTCCCAGTGCAGCCCACTGACGAAGACCTCGCAGCCTTCAATCGCTACCGAGTTACCAGCACACCGCAACCAGCGCATGATGCACGCACCGAGCGCGTAGACGAAGCTGATCCGGTACTGACCGAAGACGGCTGGCAGCAGGCGTGGACCGTACGTGATGCCACGGAAAACGAGATCGCCGAATACGACGCTGCGCACGCACCCGAGCCTGACTGGATGGGGTTCGGCATTGAGCTGATCACCCACGAAGTGCTAGGCACCTGGTACAACACGCTGCCGATGGGTCTCGCCAACGGACTGAGCATTGGTCTCAAGGATGCCAGTCAGGGTGACCCCCGATTGTTTGTCGGCATCTGGCAGAAGCTCACGGTGCCAGCGGAGGTGACCGCTGCGCTGGGTGAACTGATGGTGTCGCACCACCTGCCGGCGGAATTTATCGCAGGGCTAGCATGAAACAAGCCAATCGTGCGTCATGATTGAAATCGCAGCTGCCGCCACTGGTGCCGCCTTAACGGCAGCCGCGATGTGGGTAGGCAACGTCTCAAGCCGATCCAGAGATGGGCGTGATCACGTCGTACGGCTGACGGTCGCAGTGGAAACCGTCGCCACACGATTAGAGGAGATTCACGTTGATATGAAAGCCGACAAACAGCAGATGTATGAACTACTGAGCGGTCTTGATCGTAGGGTCACACGACTAGAGGCAAAAGAATGACGCCAACCGTAACTGCTATTGTCCTGCGCCTACTTGTTGGGTGTTACGGCTACATGCTGCTGATGGCGAGCGCTAATGTCATCAGTTGCGAATTGCGCAAGCCTGGGCAATGTGGCAATCAATGGACGCAAGCGTTCACCGTAGCTGGTGGTGCTGCATCTACCATGTGGGCATATATCACAGACTCACCTAGCGCACAGCGCCCCAGTCGTAAGCGCAACGATCCACCTACCACCTAAGACTATGTTCATCATTGATGCCGCCATTGCTTTTGTGATCCTTGGAATCACAGAGGTCTTCATCAAACCGCTGGCGATTGCTTTCATTCAACGCTCGACGCAGCGCTTCCTTCCGGCTGTGTTCAACCGTTTGGATGACGTGATGCCGAAGCTGCTCGCCGAAGCGACACCTGAACAGATGACAGGTGAGATCGCCTCTGCCATTGCTGCAGCTACGGGACAACCGGCCACTGCGCAGCAGATCAAGCAGGTGGTGAAGCTCTACAACCCGATCAAGGCTGCACTGCGTAATGTTGCTGACTGAGCGATGACCGTACGCCTCACTGATCTGTTCAAGCATTACAAGCACGGCACACCGCATCAGATGGCGGCCGTCGCTGAACTTGAAGCAGCACTGCTAGCAGCTGCGCCGGAGGTATTCGACCGCAGCCAATCGTGGTATCGCACCTGGCAGCAGGCTGGCAAGCTGCATAATTATGCTTCAGCCATAAGTCTGATAAAAGAGTTTGAAGGTTGCCATCTCAGCGCATACCCAGACCCGCTGCATGGCTGGGATGTAGCAACCATCGGCTACGGCACCACACGCTACCCCGATGGTCGCAAGGTGCAGCGCGGCGACAAGATCACGGTGCTTGACGCGCAGGAGCTACTGGAGCTGGAAGTCGAGCGCATCGCCGCTAAGCTGCGCGCTTCGGTGCCACATTGGGGCGCCATGCGGCAAGGGCAGCAGTGCGCATTGATCAGCTTCGCCTACAACCTCGGCGCTGGGTTCTATGGCTCCGCAGGATTTGAGACCATCAGCAAACGACTGCGCGAAAAGGATTGGGAGCAGGTGCCAGCGGCGCTTGAGTTGTACCGCAATCCCGGCAGCAACGTGGAGGCCGGCCTGCTTCGTCGTCGCCGTGCGGAAGGTGCACTGTGGCGCGATGGTCAACCGGAGGTGCAACAGCAGGGCGTGATGCTGCAGGTGCCGTATGAGCTGCAGCACGACAACCGCTCAGGTGCGGGTTACCGCGAATGCTTCAGTTCCAGTGCCGCGATGGTGGCGCGGTTCTACGGCGAGGCGGCGAACGATGATGCGTACAATGCCATCCGCCAGCGCTTCGGTGATACCACCGACGCAATGGCGCAGGTGAAGGCGCTCAACAGCCTTGGCCTAGTGGCGCAGTTCCGCACTAACGCAACTGTGGAGCTGCTGGAAGCTGAGCTAGAAGCCGGCCGGCCGGTGATGGTTGGTTGGTTGCATCATGGCCCCGCATCGCGACCTACAGGCGGCGGGCATTGGAGCGTAGTGGTCGGCATGACGCCAAAGGCATTTATCCACAACGACCCCAACGGTGAGGCTGATCTGGTCAACGGCGGCTACATCAATACCACCGCCGGGCATAATGTTGCCTACAGCCGTCAGAACTGGCTGCGGCGATGGCTACCGGATGGACCATCCTCGGGATGGTGTATCACGGTGCGCAGTTAGCCTGTAACCAGCCGGCCACATTGAGTGGATCACTGCATTGATGGCTCTAACCTCATTCCAAAACGCAGTGCAAAGCAACGATTTAGGCAGCAGATCTTTGAGGCATGGAACTATCAATGTGCATATTGTGGCATATCGGCGGATACATTAGATCACGTCAAACCAAGACATAAAGGCGGCGATACAATCACCACAAACCTTGTGCCGGCTTGTAGGGACTGCAATCGCCGCAAAGGTAGCGATGACTGGCAAGAATGGTTCAAGGCGCAGGAGTCGTACCTTCTGGATCGTGAGCAGGCTGTAATGCGCTGGATTCAATCATCTGGTGATAAAACACCCTAGCTTGCCATTCCTGGCGGTGATCTTTGCACATACCAGCCACGCAAACGCGCCATGCATCACCGCAGCGCTGGATAGTTGGTTCCAAGTGGTGTGCCCTCCATCGGATCTTTTAAGAGCATCTTCAACCTATCAATGCCGCGCTTGCTTGCGCCTTCCAGCGTCTGCTTAGATACGTTGTACTGCTGCTCCAGTTCCCGCCACGGTACTGGGTTACGGCTATACCGTGCAGCGATCACATCACGCGTGCGTTCATCTAGGTAGGCATCGCAATATTGACGGATGATGTCTAGTTGCCAGTCGTTCTCCGGATCATAGGTATTCGGATCAGCGATCAGATCCATCAGTGCCGAGTGATCCTCGCAGCCTTGCGCTGGTTTATCAAGGCTTGATACCTTATACGACTGCAACAACGTTTGCGATATTGCAGTGGGTTCCATATCAAGAATGCTCGCAAGATCTTGCAATGTTGCTGTGCGGCCATGTTCACGGCTGAATTGCTCAGCAGTCTTATGCAGTTTGATCAGTAGATCATGCACGCCAACTGGCAACCTGATGATCGGGTCATATTGCACCAATGCGCGGCCAATCGCCTGACGAATCCACCAGTAGGCATAAGTTGAAAACTTATAGCCGCGTGTGCAATCAAACAGCTCCACCGCACGCGCAAGGCCCATGTTGCCCTCCTGAATGATGTCCATCATCTCCAGCGTTTGCGTTGCGCGGCGGCGATATTTACGCGCGATATGCACTACCAGCTGCAGATTGGATTGAATAAACCGCTGCCGTGCGCGTTCACCACTGCGCAGCTCGCGGCGTTCTTCAGTGGTCAGTGGTCTGTCGTAATCCTTAAGTTCCCGCCAGCGTTGCACGCGGCGCCCAAGCTGTATTTCTTGCTGCGGTGTGAGCAGTGGATACCGGGCGATACTGTTGAGGTAGTCGCTAACGAGATCAGTTGACATGGGTGAGAATCCGTTGGTTCATTCGATTGAAGCACAATTCCACGGTGCAGCCAATGCTTCCATGTTGCGGCAGTTGCACGCTGATGGGCAATACACTGCACTACTGGAATATGCACTGCTGCTAGCGGAGCAAGAAGCAAGCCAGCGGTCACAAATCCAGTGGTTGATTCGTGAAGCCGCTAGCGGTGGTGTACCACCTGTGCAGCAGTGGCATCTGGAGGTTGCTAGGGAGTTGAGCGGTGGTTAAGTGACAGAACCCATCACACTGCCGTGGCCATTGTAGTGGCCTGTTACCGCATAGCTCAGCTCCGGCATGGCGCTCATGCGGATGAACACCATCTGGCCGATCTTCAAGCCTGGATACAACGGCAGCGGTAGGATCTGCCGTGCATTTTTCAGCTCCAACGTCAGCACACTACCGTGCCACCCTGGATCGGCGTAACCAGCGTGGCTGTGCTCATACCCTTCGCGTGCACGGCTTGACTTCAAAAAGAACAAGCCGGCGATATCCTCGGGCATGTTGAACCGCTCGATGGTTTCAGCCAAGATGAACTGCCCCGGTCGTAGCCAGTACGGGTCGTCAACAGTGCGATCTGCAATGCTGAGCGGCCGCATGTTCAAGTCCTCGGCCGATTCGATCATGATCGTGCCGCCAAGACGTAGGTCAAGGCTGGCGGGGTTGATCAATGCTGGATCGTAGCCTTCGACCATTCCGGCGTTGCGGATTTCGTGATCGCAAAGAATCGACATTGAGCTTTAAGTGCAAAGTGAATGGTCCGCCGCTGAGATCACTAGCATCATCTGGTTCAGCTAGAAACTCAGCAAATTGAATGGTCTTGTACCGATGCCCGCAGAATTCACATTCGCGATATCTAAGATAATCGCCACCTTCAGAGCGATATGTGCGCAGCACGCTGGTGATCAGTGCATTGCATTGCGGGCATGGACATGAGGCGCGATTGAATGGCATCAGAAGGCTAAAATAAATCTGACCCTTTCTGGGCCATCGCGTAACCGCTGCGCCCGCCAGCGGTGAGACTGCCACCTCGGGAGGAGCAGTCAGCGGGCACCCTATTGGCGCTTGCGGTAGAGGCCTCAGCCGACGAGGATGCCGAGCAAGTAGCCGAGCGTGAGGCCGATGATGTAGGCAGTCATTGGTTGCGCTCAGGGCTGGGTTTCAAGCTCGTTGGCGATGGCTGCCAGTCTCTGACGATCCACTGGGCAATACGAGTAAATAGCAGCAGCACGAAGGGCGGCGGCAAGGGCGGTTGTCCGTTTAGTTGCCAATTCCCGCTGGTTGTACGCAGTAAGCACAGCTTGTGTAATGGGTGAAAGCTCAGACATAGAAGTGGAAGCGACTTGTGGGCTTGAAGGGTCCATTTCGTCGTTGAAGCTAGAGGAAACGCAGGTCTTTGGTAAAGGATTCAATGACAACTCTTTGGGCTCGATCGATTGCATCTTCCCAGCCCTTTTTATAGGCAAGATCAAGCAAGGTGGCAAGCTTGGAACCTTGGGCAAATTCACCCAAGGCCACTGACATTTTGATACCATCGCATCGAAACGTTGCCACTCCCGAGGGATCGTTGGGATTGTCAGATCCTTCCCACGAAAAATTGACGAGGCTTTTGTTAGACATCAGAAAAACAGTCTTGAGATAATCAGTCAAGCGGTTCTTGTAATGCGTTGAAAGTCAGTATCTAAAGAAAGCCATGATTAGGGGAGGCGATTACTCCTATGGATGTAGGCATTTTTCAATCGCATCGTCAATCGCGGATGAGTCGGTAACGGCGTCATCGAATTTGCCCCATACAGCCCAGCGAAAGGCGTCGTAAGACTTTTTGTCAGGGTTGTAAGTTATGGAAAAGACTTCGCAAGAGGCATTAGTCATACCCTGCGCTGTCATTAGAGCGTTGAACTCGCTCGTTGCACTTCGGTGGATGATTTGCTTCATGGGTGATTAGAGGTAATGACTACTTGCCCCATCGGGCGAGGACGGCGCGGGCGCGTAGACATAGCTCATCTTCGTCTGGAACCTTGACCCAGTTGGCATAGCCTTCGTTCTCAAGGGCTGCCAGAAGTTCAGCGCACAGTTGTTTGTAGTTGGCCATGGTGGTTAGTGTGTAGAGTTACTGCCGCTCAGCGACCATCAGCAGCCGCCGCATATACCAATCAGCCTTAGCTAGATCTTCTGCGCGGTTGCCTTTGTGCTCAGCGCGCCATAGATATTTGATGACGTTGCCTTTGCAATAGGCAATGAAACCATCATCACCAAGTGCAGCATGGATTGCATTGATGCACTCAATGCCGCCTCGTTTGTAATGTGGCGGGTGGTTTACGTTGTCCGGTGCAGTCATTCAACCCAGCTCCATTGGTGGCGGTTACAAATGCGCCAGATTTGTTTGATGCTCATGCCGTAATGCTTGGCGAGTTGTGGATATGTACTGCCAGCTGCACGCATTGCACGCATCCGGCGCACATCATCCGGTGTCAGCACTGCAGCGGGGTTGCTTTCACCACGCTTGAACTGGCCGGTGGTTGGTGCAGCAAGAGATCGCCGCGCAAAGCACAGCAGCTGGTGATCAGCTGGAACATGCTTCGCCAGCTCCGCTGCAAGTTCCATCGCTAGCGCATGATGATTCATAGAGCCCGGTATAAGTCGCGTGCAGTGGATGGTTGGGATCATTCCGGCCGTCTTGTTCATACAGCCGGTCAAGCTCGTCCTGACGTGCTTGCTGTTCAATCGGGTTGCAGTCCTTGTTCATCGGTCAATTTCAGTAGTTGAAGGATGTGCGCGGCAAATGCCGCATGGGTCATTACTGCATGGGTGCCGGGAGGACGCCCGTAGGACGCCTCCCACCACTCTTTGAATGCATCTTCAAGAGCGGCTTGGTTCATCAGAAGGGGATGTCTTCGTCGGCAGGGGTAGCGGCTGCGCCACCACTAGCGGGCGGGCGCGCAGTTGACGGCGCAGAGTTATCAGATTTGCTGCCAAGCAGTTGCAATCGCTCAACTTTTACGACGGGCTTGCTGCGTTTTTCTCCAGTGTTTCGATCAGTCCATTGCTCAATCGTCATTCGACCAACCACGCCAATCAGCGCGCCTTTGCGCACATAGTCGGCGGCCACCTGAGCTTGCTTGCCCCAGACCTCCAGGTTGAACCAGTCGGGGTCTTCGTCGCGATTACTAGTGGCTTTGTTTACCGCAATGGTGAGGTTGGCCACCATGCTTCCGGATTCGAAGTAGCGCACCTCGGGATCGCGGCCGGCACGGCCGACGAGGGTGATGCAGTTGATGCTCATCAGTTCAAGGATTCAGTGGAATGATGCCGTGCGTCTGCTCAAAAGCAAGCACAGCGGATAGTGCATACCGCACACGCTTTTCACCAGCTGGTGTTGCAATGCGCGGTAGCTCATAATGCGGAGGACCGTTCCCCCGCGAACGCTGGGATTTGATCGTGGATGGCTTGAGGCCCCAGCGCGCTGCAAGCTGTTCGGTGGTGAGATACGGTTCAGTCATCAGCAAATGGATCCTCCTCCGGCACTTCAGGATGCAGTGTTGCTTCGCGTTCCATCGCAAGCGTGCTCAGCTCGTCATATTGCTCAGGGCTGAGCTGCGACTGCCGCGCCCGCATCCGTTCGTTCACTTCCGCCAGCTTCTCCAGTGTGTCCGCCTTGGCGATAGCAGCCTTGCCGGCTTGGAACAGCTTGGCATCACCGGCCGGTTGGGCGGGCAATGCAGCGGGTGCAGGTGGCTGAGTGGTGACAGTGACGGGTTCTACCGTCTCGGATTGCTCCATCTCGTCGGTGGTGTAAACACCGCTGAGATCAGCAGGGAACGCCTTACGTAGCGCCAATGCCTCGGAGCATTTGGCGATCATTGCGGCACCCATCTTGTTCCACAAGCCTTGACCGGCGTTGTAGTCAGCAAACCGCGCCACACCAACGAACGGGCGTGATGCACCACGGCGGTAGATGATGGTCTTGGCAGCTGCAGGTGGCTTGGAATCAAGCCATACATCACGCCATTCGCCATCAGCGCCGCACCAGAATGTTTCGGAGCCATCAAGCTGGCCGGTGCGTTCAGCGATGCTGCGCAGGCCGTCGATGCCGGCTTGGATGGTCATCTTGCCGCCGTTGCCGCCGCGCTTGATGGCATAGATCTGTTTCGAGAACGGATCCAGCCCAGTGCGTTGGCACGCATAGGCAAACAGTCGCAGTTCATCCTGACTGCAGCCCGGCGCAATGGTGCTGCTGATCAGTTGCGTTTGTTCTGGTGTCCAGTGGGTTAAAGCGGAGGAGGTCATTTAGAAATCATCAGAGGTGAGAACAGTGGAATTAGGGTTGAGCGCCCACTTCGGCAGGCTCAGCGTTTGCACGTCATCGCCATAGCCTGGCCACTCATTTGTGGCGCGGCAATCGGCGATCACGCGCATATCACGCTGCCGCAGTTCATTGCCAAGCTGCAGCGCTTCGGCGTCAAGTTCATACACCGCAACCGGATGCGGGTATGCCTTCTCAACCGCAATGAAAAAGAACCGCTCAGCGCCAAGGCCGCTCAGGTAGTGGGACGCCTGCACATGATAGCGGAAGGTTGCCACCGATTTGGCGAAGCCACGCGGTGATGCGTCGGTGGTGGTTTTGAGATCCACCACGGCGCTGCCATTGAGCCAGTCCGGCCGGCACTTGCAGCGCAGGCCGGTATCAAGATCATCCCACCAGAAGGACTGCTCAGCTTGCCCGTGGCGCAGCAGTTCCGCTGCTGCTTGGTGGCTGCGTACAGCGCCGGCCATTGCCAGCGCCAGCTCCATGTCGCTGCCGGTGACAGCTTCAATGCCAGCAGCAGCCATCTCGGCGGCTTGCTCCTTGCCGGCCTTGGTGTTACGCGGTGCGCAGATGCCATAGCGCTTGCTCAACTCATCGGGCTCCAGCACGGCGCAATGCACCAGTGAGCCCAGCCTCATCACAGCAGTCGGCTCCGGCCGCTGCCGCTGTGGATCCAGGAAGCGGCTCCAGTAGTGGTATGGGCTCTGCGCGACGGCGTGGAGGTGGCTAGCGCTGATCGCCGGATCAGCGTGATACTGCTCGTTGGTGATGGTCATTCTTTCGGGCTCCATTCGTCGCACCAGTCAGTTGAGGCAACACTGGGCCAGTGGCTGCGATCCTCTCCAGTGGGTTGAGGTGGATGACAGTGGCACTCGTGGCGAGAAATTTCTCTTGCGAAATATGATTGCTCAAAAGACTTGCGCAGCACGTGGTATCGACAGTTGCCGCACTGCTGTTCGTCAAGCGGGGGGTAGGTCATCGGTCCAATCAGGGGTAAGCGTGGGTGAGCTGATCAGCCAGCCGGGCATCAGCTCCATTGCGGCGCGGATCGCCGCTGCCGGTGACACCGCCACCAGCTGCAGCGTGCGTGGTTGCTTGCCGTGCTGGTAGGCGGTGATGGTGTAATGGCTCACCGGTGATGCAGCGTCGTCTGTGGCCCGAAGCACTGCTCCAGCTGCGGGAACGCCTCCAGCAGCTTGCGGCGGTTATCGGGATCAGCCACCAGGCCAGCCTCTGCCAGCTTGGCCATGAAGCCACCGCCGTGGCGGATGGCGGTTTGGAGCGTTTGGAAGGTTTCGTTAGGGGTCATTTCCGCACCACCTGCTGCGTGCCGCTATGGGTGGGCTTGTGGTGTGCGCCGGAATCGACGCCGATCATGGCGAATACTGCCGCTGCAATCAGCAGGCAGATCGCATTGTTGATGCGGTTGAGCATGGCTCCGTGGTTGGGATTACTGCCGGCATTTGGTGCGGCTGCCGGTGGGCCGCGTGGATCACGCCAGGCGTGCAGCCAGTGCCACCAGCTGTGCCTTCACAGCCTTACGCGGTGCGCTTGCCATAGCGCGCAGCTCCTTGCACGTGAGCTGTTCCAGCTCGCTGGCCAGATCAAACAGCGGATGGACAGCAGGCGCCGGCATCTTCGGGCGTGGTGCCAGCACAGCAGTCACGTCATCATTCAGGCGGTGCAGCTGCTCGCCGCACCAGTAGCCAGCGGCATAGACCGCAGCGATGACAGCAGCAACCTGGCGGGCATAGCGCTCGATGTACGGCGCCCAGTCGGTGGTGATAACAGTGGTCATGGTTCCTTGCCGGGGTGAGGGATGGCCGGCTTGCGTTGATGGTAGCACCCTAAGCGGCGGTGTGCAACCTCTAGTAGGAGATGAACACCCGAGCAATCCCGTCAAGCGGAACACCCAGGCGGTGAGCAGCGCCAGCGCTGAGATCCAGCGAGTTGCAATCGCAGCGGTCCAATACCGGCACCGTGAGCACACGCCCTTGGTGGCTGACGCGCACCGGCGTGCCGCAGGGGAGGTACCGATGCGCTGCGGATACGCCCCAGTGCTGGTATGTCTGGCCGCAATAGGTGGTGCGGCCGTGGTACCAGCTGTCGTACACCGTGGCCGTCACGTGCCGCCCGTGCGCGTGCACCGGCAGCGGCAGTAGCAGCATTGCAGCCAGCATTCGGCGGATCAGACCGCGTGGGTTTGTAGTCATGAGTTCAGTGCCTACTTGTGAGCAAAAGAAGCTACGGTCATGCCAAATAGGCAGCCGATGACAAAAGACATTCCGAGTAATTGAACAGGAACCATCATTCACGCCTCCTGCTGCGGTTTGGTGAGCAAGTGCCATAGCCATATCCATTGCCATATCCATCGCCATAGCCATCGCCATCGCCATCGCCATTGCCATCGCCATAGCCATCGCCATAGCCATTGCCATATCCATCGCCATAGCCATAGCCATAGCCATCGCCATAGCCATCGCCCACTGGCATCATGATATTCATTTCAGCCCCCAGTTATCAGAGACTGGTACGCAAAAAATCTCTGCTCCGGCAGGCATGTCCACATCTGCAATAGGACGCAGATCTGCTTTCTCTGTTTCGATCATTTTGGCGAAACCAATAGATTCCCATTTGAACACATGTACGGCGCGGGATAGCTTGATTCGTCCATCTTCCCTGGTAACATCACCAGCAAAGATCCAGCCGCGATCAACTACCACTACGGCGCGGTTGCCTGTAGGAACGGAATCAGCGCGGACGTAAGTAACGCCGTTGATTTGAATTTGAGAGGCAGAAGTTCCCATGGTTAAGGAATGAAGAAATGCAAGGCATGGTTAGCGACTCAGCCTTAATCGTCGAAGCTGCGCCGTCTTTTATGGTCGGAGCGAGGCCAAGTAGCAGCGCACATCCACCAGCCGATTAAAAAGCCAGCTGCAAAAGACGGGGACCAATTCATTGCAGTGGTGAGGCTTATGGTCCAGTAATGCGGGGTGGTGGGAATTGAGGCTTATCAGTGCGGCACCGAAACTTCCGCGGCGGTTCATCAAGCGGCCAATCAGCATCGCTGATGCTGGTCCGACGCGGCCGCAGAAACAGTGCATCGAGGGTGCCCCGCAGCCACATGCCGAACGTGATCCCTAACGACAGGCCCCACGCCAGGCTGGCCGGGTCAAGGCGAGGGTCGCTCATCGCCCAGCCTCCCGCTCAAGCCCTCGGGCGCCCATTTCCCAGCCGCGCTCCCGCAACCACGCCGCCACCACGCGGATCACGGCGCGGGCTTCGGGTTTCCAGTTGATCGGTTCGTCGTCGTCGCCTGTAATTGCGTAAGCCACTCGCTCAACCAACGACCCATCGGGAACCATTTTGTTGACCTCCCCAATATGGTCAGATCGGTTGGTATCACTGGCCTCCAGTGCCTCCACGCGGGAGCGGAGTTCCATGATGCAGCGAAAGGCGGAATTGCCATCCATTGCTTCAGTGTCAGCACGGGCCCAGTCGTACCTGTCGGCACTCCACTGTCCAAGCGTTGCTTTGTGTTCAGTCATTAGGGTTCCTCGCTACTGGGGTGGGTCATTTCCACGAGAGTGATGGTTTTGTGACGACGAATAAATAGCTTGTGCGGCCCGTCCTCTGAGTAGGTGAGCAGATAGCGCACGCCTTCTTTGAGGACCGACTCAAGATCATTAGCGGATCCACCAGCGACCCATCTCTCAATGGAGTCTTGTAACTCCCATTCGTAATGTTCGTCGGAGAGCTGTGGATCATTGCTCCACCTCCATCCGCAACCGCGTTGCAGCGACGTGCAGCTCTTGCTGGTCGAGCCAGTCGGCGATGGTGTGGATGACGGCGCGGGCTGGCTTATCTGCGGTCACATAGGGAGCAAAAGTCTCGGCGATGCCATTAGCCACCTGCTCCACCAGCGAATCAGAAGATTCCGGCGCATTTTGAGTCAGGCCCAGGCGGGTCCGATTGCTGCTAGATAAGGCAATCGCTCGCAACGCAGCCTCCAGTGCCTCTACACGGGCGCGAAGTTCGAGGGCACAGTTCGCCGCGTTCGTCTCGTTCTTGCCGAGTTTTTCTACAGCAGCCCACACCTCGGGCTTGGCGCGGTGGCGCAGCCACTTATCCCGAAGGCCTTCGCATTGCTTATCGAAAGCATCAAAAGCGTGGTGTTGTTCAGTCATCTCATGCTCCGGTTACGTTCTTCAACAGTCAGCGACGGGTGGCTGTCCCACGTGTCGGTGTCGGCGTCGTATTCAGTGACCACATCAATCACCGCAGCGATGGCGATGCGGCGCATCTCAGGCAGTGCGTGCCCGTCAGTGGCGGCTTGCGCGTAGGCCTCGCTGTAGGCAGCGACGCACCGATTGAGCAGCGTCATGCCGGCACTCCGATGCCTTCGCCATGCAAGCGGCGGCGGTACAGCTCGCGCAAGTTGGCGCATTCATGCGCCTCATCCATGCGGCCGAGCCGCTTGTAGTAATTCATGCGCACCGTCTCCCAGCGCCAGCCGCTGTAGAGCAGCTCAACGGGGACGGTTTCGGTTGGTTGTTTACGTGGCATGGGCTTGAGCGGTAGGGATTGGGTGCCGGATTGGGTGCGGCTCCGGCGGGCCGCGGTGGGTCAGTCTTCCATTTCCTTCAGCTCATCCATCAGCTGTGACTCACCCGCAATACTCCATCAGCGCCCAGCTGTAGCCGATCTGTTCCAGCTGGGCGCTGTCGAGCACGACGCCCTCCGGTGGTCGGCTGTGCAGTCTCATGCACAGAAACTGATCACCCGGTTCCGGCTGCACGGTGAGCCGATTTGCGGCCACTGGGATCCTCAGCGCTGCGCTCATCGCGGCGGCGCTGGATTCGTGCCCCACGGCACTGGCGTGCTCACCAGCTGCAATCAGACGGGCGCGCTCAGCGCTAACGGTGCTCATCCTCCACTCGCCATCGGCGCCGTGAGGGATGACGGTTGTGCTCATCAAATAAAGCATTGGTCTGTAGTGGTGAGGTGATCAGTCGCGGTGGCCACCGATGCGGTTGCCGTCGCCAGCGCCGCCAGGGCGATACGGTGCTGGGTTGGCGGCCCGGTGAGCGCGCGCTTCCGCAATGGCGGCACGCTCCTCTGGCGTGCGGCGCGCATCAAATGCAGCCACATGGGCGGCGTGCTCGGCTGCGCGCTGGGCGCGGATCTCGGGCGTGATCTGCCGGATGTAGGTGATCCGGCGTGGCGTCTTGGCGCCGCCCTGGGTGATGGCGATCACTGCGCCGTGATCGCGTGGTCCGCAATACTCCCAACCCCTCGGGAGTTTGCGGTTTGGGATGGACTTCACGGTTGGTACGGCTTGGGTGAGGTGCCGGGATAGGCTCCCGGCGGGCCGTGGGGGATCAGTCCTCTAGCAGGGACTGATTAGCCCACCAGCAGGTTTTGAGGACCGCCTTGGCGCGCGCCTCTTCGGCTTCGCGCTCAAGTCGGTCCTCCTCCCTCCAGCGCTTTGCGCGAGCGATTTCCCACAGGTTGCGCTCGGCTTCGGTCTTGAAGCGTTTCTTGGTGCGGGGCATGGTTCTCGGTTTGGGGTGAGGCGGCGACTGGTGCGCCGGTGAAAGAATCATACACCATGCGCAACCCAGCGCAACCAATCACGCATCAGCGCCGATGCGTCTCGCCCGTTCACTTCAACATGGGCCAGCCAGCGGCCGAAGCTGTCTTGCTTGACGGTGGTGACGGCTAACGGTTGATCGGTCACCAATGCACGCAGCCGCTCCGTTGCTTCACGCCACAGCGGCTCACCGCGTTCCGGTGTATCCAGCTCCAGCAGTCGCAGCCGTTGGCGTGTCGTGAACCGGAAGCCGACGTCAATGATCACGTCGATCGTGTCACCGTCGATCACGCGGTCAAGCGTGACGTGCTCATACCGCCAGGATTTGCTCTGCATCTTCCACGCTCCTAGCCACACCAGCAATGCCACCAGCGGCTTGCACCGCTTCCATCCATTGTCGCTGTTCTGGGCGCAGGCGGCCGGTGGCGCTCTTGACTTCTATTGAGGTGAACACCGCCACCTGCTGGCCGATCATCTCGGGCGTGATGGTGATGGTGCGCCAGCCGATCAGGTCGCCGCTGCCTGGTTGTAAGCCATACCGCACCGGCACACCGCGTTGATCACGCAAGACGCCACAGTTATTCCTGTAGAGGCGGCAGTCACCGCGGCTGCACGCTACGCGGATGTGTTGCTGGATTGATTGTTCGCTGGGCACTGCGGGGATGCGACTGGCGGCAGGCTACGCACTCCTCCGTTGCCAATTGGCAACCAAGTCAACCAGCTTGCCGTGTTTATCCGCCAAGTCGTCGTGCGCCGTTTCGAGTTGATCAATCCTGTCGCACAAGGAGATCACAAGATCCGACAGATCATTGTGCTTGCTATGGATGTCTAGTCCGCCGGACTGTTGAGCCAGCCCGGCTTCAATCCATCCGCGCAACAGTGCGGCAACAGTGCGGCGTTCGGACTGAGCGTAGGCCCGAAGCTGTTCCAAGAGTTCAGACGGCAGCTCAAAGCTCAGCTGGCTGCCCTTGCGATTGCGAATTGATGCAGTCATCCAACTTGCCTCCGTTGTTGTTTGTGTTGACGTGCCGCGTAGACATGCTTCGCCCATGCGGTGGGGTTTTTGTAGCCGCGTTGGTGGCCGAGGGCGATCAGATCCTGGAGGCTCTGCGCGCTGCCTTGTTCGCGGCGCTGCTCACGGCGTTGCAACTCCACCAGCTCGCCATCAACCACCTTCAGCTCACGCGCCTCCTGCGGTGCAAACACATGCCCGCATTCGCGGCAGATCTGTGCAGTGCTGGCGCTAGTGGCGAAGCACTTGGGGCATACCTTCACGCTGGGTGCGGTTTCGCGGTCGCGTTTCTTGATGCCATCCAAGCTCCATTCACGCTCCTCTAGGTGGTGGCCAAGGCGAAGCGTATTGCCGACGTGATCGAGCACCACCGCAGCAGGCTTGCCCGGTGCTGGCCGCAGGCATCGGCCGATCATCTGCAGGTGCAGGCTGACGCTCTGCGTTGGCCGCAGCAGGATGCAGCCGCCGACGCTTGGCACGTCCACGCCTTCACCGATCAATGCGCAGCTGGTGAGCACCTTCAACCGGCCGGTTTCCAGCGCCTGCAGCAGATCGCGCCGCTGCTCGCCGGTCATGCTGCCGTCGATGCTGGCGGCTGGCACGCCTTGGCTGATAAACAGCTGCGCCACTGCTTCGGCATGGGCCACTGAGCAGCAGAACGCAATCGCCGTCCGCCCGCTCAGGTGTTTGCGGTAGTGGCTGCAGCAGTCGCCCATGATCGTCGTCACCCGCTGCTCCGCTTGCTTGGCATCGAAGTCGCCCATCCGCTTACGCAGCCCGGCAGCATCAAACCCAGGTGGTGCCAGCACACGGGCAGCCGCTAGGTAGCCGTTGTCCGTGAGCCATTTGGCAGTTGGCCCTTGCACCATCACCTCATACCACTCGCCGAGGCCGCGGCCGTCACCGCGAATTGGAGTCGCAGTAACGCCCATCAGCTTGGCGGCAGAGAAGTGGCTGATCACATTGGCCCATGTGCCCGCATTGCTGTGGTGGCACTCATCAACCACCAGCAGCTGGAAGAAATCACGCGGCAGCTTGTGCAGCCTGCGGGCCAGTGTCTGCACGCTGGCAACCTGCACGGCATGGCTTAGGTCCATGCTTCGGCCGGCGGCGATGCGACCATGCCTGACGCACATACGCTGCAGGCTGCGGCTGGCTTGATCCAGCAGTTCCGCGCGATGTACCAAGATGCACACGCGGTTGCCTTTCTTGGCGGCTGATTGGGCAATGTGGCTGAAAATAACCGTCTTGCCGCCACCGGTGGGCAGCACGGCCAGAACGCTGCGCTTGCCCAGTTGGTACTGCCCGCGTATCTCTGTGACCAGCTGTTGCTGGTAGGGGCGGAGTTGAATAGACATCTACCAGGCTCGCTGCTTTTGCGTGGCAATGCGATCCATTGGCCATTGGCGGTCAATTCGATGTTTCATTGCCGAATAAGAAAGATTGAACTCTCTAGCCCAGTCCGCGATGCTCATTGTCATTCCGCGCCAAGTGATCATGTGATTTCTGGTTGTGTTATTCATCTGCATCAGTGGCGTAACGATACGGCAATTCGACGGCGAATAATTACCATCAACATTGATTCGATCAAGTTGCATTCCTTTTTGATAGCCAGCCGCCAAAGCCCATCGGTAGAAATTATGGCGACCTTCAATGTTTAGCCATTCATCGCAGACCTTGATGCCGCGTGCGCCGTAGCAGTACCATCTGTCACTTCGCGGATCGGTGCATCGCTTGATCATGTTTTGATAGCAGTCTTTAAGTGGCCGGCGAAGCTCAAGAGGGATGTATTTGTTTTCTTTGCGACCCTTATTGCAGTTGTTGATTGCAGCTTCAATAGAGCCACAGCCGCAACTTGCAACTGTTCCATTGCGCAGCAATGCTGTTCTGACTATGTTTTCGCCACCGCAATCGCATTTGCAGTACCAATGAGCGCCATTTTTGCTGTAAGCAAAGCGCTCAACAACAAGTCGTCCAAAGCGCTGCCCGGTCAGCTCGATTCTTTGGCCCATACAGCCTACGTTGCAGGATTGATGGATCCTAGCACAAGCCCGCGCGCCAGACGCATAGGCCTGGTGCAGATCAGTGAGTGCCTTCTGCTGGCGTGGTCGGAGTTGGATTGTCATATCATCAGCTCCGCTTGCTCGGTGTCACCTTCGGCCACGGCGGAAGCCTCAAGGTTGCGCACCGCTTGGCGGTAGTAGCTGGGTTTCAGTTCAATGCCAACGCCGCGCCGGCCGGCTTGAACTGCGCCGTAAACCTCAGAGCCGACGCCCATAAACGGGGTGAGCACTGTCTCGCCCGGGTTGCTCCACATCACTACAGCGCGATCAATCACATCCAATTGCAGCGGGTGCACGTGCTTCTCGTCTTCGCCATCCTTGGCAGAGCGAAATGGAAGCACATTGTCGATCCTGATGTCATCCCACACGCTTGAGGCGTATTGGCGCCAAATCCACTGGCTGTACTGATTCTTCTTTTGATCGCCACTCATGCCGCGATAGGGCATCACATCAGCTGGAATGTTGCGCTCGCCGCTGTAATGCAGCAATCCGACATCATGAGTAACCGGCACAGGATTTTCGCCCTTGCGGCGGAACATCAGCAAGTAATCAGCGTTTGCGATGCTGTTGCGCGTTGAGTCTTCGCAGAGAGTCTTATGGTGCAAACTCTTCATCATGGTTCGATTGCGCACCATTAGCGGTTCTTTCCAGATCACGCGGCGGCCGCCGTAGGCAAACCCTCGGGCCTCATGCTCGCGAATGATGCGACCGGGTAAGTCAAACATCGAATCGCAGCCTGCATTGCTCAGTGGGATGTCCATGCAATGCACAGCTGAAATGCGGCCAGGCATTGTGATCCGCTTGATTTCATCAATGCAAAAACCGTAGTGATCAAAAAACTCGTCATAGTTAATGCAGTTCGACATATCGCGATCATCGCTGCTGTATTGATACAGGCCAGCAAACGGCGGTGAGTACACCGTGAGATGCACCGACGCATCGCGCAGTTCCTTCATCACCTCGATGCAGTCGCCGTTGTAGATCGCGTAACGATCAGTCAGCAGTTGATCTTTTACAGCCATTGGGGAACCTTGGTGTTGTTGGTGTAGAGATTGGTGCGATTGACTGTTGTGGCATCATTCATCTGAGCCACCAGCTGCTCAAACATTTGTGCGGCGCGGTCAGCCTTGGAGCGCATATTGGCCAAAACTCGCGCTTCGCCTTCGGTTGCAATTACATCAACCACAACAGGACGCTTCTGGCCAAATCGCCAGCAACGCCTCACGGATTGATAATGCTGCTCATAGCTATGGCTAGCGAAAGTGACAACATGGGCGCAATGCTGCCAGTTAAGGCCCCATGCGCCAATCTTTGGCTTGATCACCAAAACACGCTGGCGGCCATCAGCAAAAGCGTCGTACAGCTCAATCTTTCGCGCATCCGGTGTTCGGCCGGCGATCTGAGCGGCGTCGGGAATCAGCTGCTCCAGTAGGTCACCTTCTGCGTTGGTGTGGCACCAAATCACAGCCGGCTGGTCATGGTCAACCAGCTGGGCGGCAAACTCGCAGCGTTCGTTGATCGTGCGCTTTCGTTCTTCGCGTTCCTCGCCAAGGCCGAATGCTGGAATCGAGAACAGCATCCCTTCTGGCGGTGGCGCAGCGATCACGTGATCACGTTCGGTCAAGGCAGGCAGAATGAACCGCTCATCACTGAAGCCAAGGTCTGACGGATACCGGCACGCTCTTGCCCAGCTAGCAACCCAGCGCCAGAAGTGCTCGCGCGCGTGATGTTTCAGTCGCCACTGGCCAATGGTTTGCGATACGCGAAAGGCAAGCTTTTTGTAATAGTTTGCATTTGCCTCAAGCATTGCCTCGGCTTGCTGTTGCAATCGCTCCTCACGTTTCTGTCCCTTGTCGTCAAGCTGCGCAAAAAATCGCCGCAGCATATCGCTATAGGACAGCTCGCCAAGCGCCTCAGATGAGTTGCCTAGCTCGGTGTAGTCATTCGGCGCCGCTGTTGCTGTCGCCAGCAAGCGATACGGCATCTTGGACATAAACCGAGTGATCGCTTTCCGCGTTGATCCATTGAATGACTTAAGGATGCTGCTCTCATCGCAAACGACAGCGCCGAAATCATCTGCATTGAACAGATGCAACTTGTCGTAATTAGTAACCACAATCCGGCCCGGCACGCTGCCGTCGCTGCTGCGGTGGCATTCGATGCCGAACTTTTCGCCTTCGCGGATGGTTTGCGCTGCTACAGCCAATGGCGTCAAGATCAGCACTGGCCGATCGGTGTAGCGAGCCACGTTTTCGGCCCAGGTGAGCTGCATGGCCGACTTGCCGAGTCCGCAATCAGCGAAGATCGCCGCGCGGCCTTTGCGTACCGCCCACTCCACCAGCGATCGCTGAAAATCAAACAGCTGGTCAGGCATGAACACCGGCTCAAAGCCATGCTCAGCGCCGACCTGTAGCTTTCGATCTAGGAACTCCTCGTAGCTCGCCATCAAACCTCCGGGCAGCGCTTACGGGCAGCATCCATCGCAGCAGCGCCATCAATGCGGACGGTTTCACCGTGGCGCGTGACGGTTGCAGTCGGTGATGGCAGCTCCGAATCCCAGGCGTATTCGACGGCCTGGCGGATGGAATCACGCAGGCTGGTGCCTTGCAGCCGCAGCAGGCAGAACCGTGCCGCATACAGCTCAGGGTCAATCGCACCGGCATGAGCGGCCGGTAGCAGCAGTGCCGCCGCAGCGGCAGCGAGGGTGAATCGTCTCATTGGTTGAGCAGTTGGGATTAGCCGGGATTGGGTGCGGCTCCGGCGGGCCGCGGTGGAGGTCAATCCACCAGTTCGGTGATGATGCCCAGTCGCTTGGCATTGCGCCAGATCTCGCGGGCTTCTTCCACGTTGTCGATCGCGCGGTAGTAGCTGTCGCGGCCCCACTCCTTGTATTGACCGCTGATTTTCCAAGTCCGGCGGCGCAGCTCAGCGCCGCTAAACCGGCCGTTGTTGACCCATACGGTCAGCACGACATCTGAGCAGTTGCCGATGAAGGCGTTCAGATCACGCAGGTTGCCGCTGGCGCCACAGGCGAAGCAGTCGCCGTTCTGCACGTGGCTGTAATGCGGCAGTTTGCCGGTGCCATTGCAAAACGGGCAAGTGACCGTTGCGTTATGGAGCTTGCGGGGTGCGGTGGCGGTCATGACTCTCGGTTCGGGATGTGCAAAGCATACCACCCTAGGCAGCCGTGCGCAACCGGGGTCGGCGGATGCTGTGCGGTTCAGCTCGCCGCAGCCGGTTAGGTGGCCGATGATCTTGGGGTGGGTCATTGGCACAGATGGCGGCGATGCAGGTTTGCGCTAAGGCTGAATTGAACCGGATCCCTGCCCTCGTACCGATCAAACAAGACCTCTTGATTGGTTTCGTAGCAAGCCAGCAGCCGGTTACGCCCATCGAGCAACTCACCGTTGCGCCACAAGGTGATGGGCTGGGCAAGACCGCGCTCTTTGATGTCGGCGCACAGCTCTAAGAACTCTTGCTCCGGCAGCATGGGAAAGATGTCGGCCGCCGGGTGAATGCTGGTGATCTCTGGATAATGCTCAAGGATCTCCCTCAGCTCAGGTGCCATAGGGCATTGCGTCAAGTGCCTGCTGAGCCTAGCAGCGACCGCTAGGCTGTGCAAGCCCACCGCTACTGCCAATGGAGCTAGCGCACCCGTTATCGGTTCAGTTCACACCAGAGCAGCTGGCATGGCTGGACAGTCGCCGCGTCGCCGGCTTGTCGCGTAGTGCCGTCTTGCGCCTTGTAGTCGAGGAGGCCATGCGCCACGAGCAAGCGGCGACGCGGAGCGTCAAGCGATGAGCGACATCAAAGACCTCGCCCGCGGCAAGTGGCCTGATCTGCTGGCGCAGCTGGGTGGCCTGACCGCAGAGCAGCTGACCGACACCCACCAGCCGTGCCCGTGTTGTGGTGGCACCGACCGTTACCGCTTTGATGACATCGACGGCAGCGGCTCTTGGTACTGCAATCAATGCGGCGGGAAGGATGGCGCCGGCGGTGGTGGCACCGGCATGGATCTGCTGATGCGCCGCAATGGCTGGAGTTTTGCCGAGGCTGCTAAGCGGGTTGAGCAGCACCTTGGTATTGCCAGGCCGAAACCAGCTCCACCGCTGCCGCGCGGCAAGCAGTTTTGGCAATACAGCAGTGACTTCTATGTTGTCCGCAAAGACAAGCCGGACGGAGACAAAGACATCCTCCCACTTTGGTGGGATGGCAGCAGCTGGAAGTGGAAGGCGCCGCCTGCGCCGCGTCCGTTGTACGGCAAGCGTCAGCTGACGCTCAAGCCCAATGCGCCGGTGCTGGTGGTTGAAGGCGAAAAGGCCGCTGATGCTGCCGCATCGCTGTTCCCGCAGGCAGTGGTGATCACATGGCCCAGTGGTTGCAAGGCAGCCGGCAAAGCTGACTGGTCGCCGTTGGCCGGGAGGAAGGTAACCCTATGGCCTGATGCGGATGCTGTTGGCCGTGATGCAATGGCCAAGCTGGCCATCCGCTTGCTCAAACTTGGTGCTACGCAGGTGCGGATCGTGCAGCCGCCAGCTGATGTGCCCGAAGGCTGGGATCTAGCCGATGCCACATGGTCACCGGCCGAAGCTGCCGCCTACCTGCGCGCCAATCGCTCCGCACCAATCGAGCTGCCGGCGCTTGCGGCGCCTGATACCGAGTCCGACCGCGATCCAATACCGGAGCCGGCGCCGCTGCCAAAGCAAGGCGAAGCCTTTACGTGCCTTGGCTTTGACAATGACGCCTACTTCTACCAGCCCAACAGCACCGGCCAGGTGATCCGGCTCGGTCGCGCCAGTCACACCGGCACCAACCTATGCGCCATTGCGCCAATCGAATACTGGCAGGCGCTCTACCCATCCAGGACCGGCACCGACTGGACATCAGCGGCATCCAGCTTGTTTGAGCTGCAGTCCCGCATCGGCATCTACGATCCGCATCGCATTCGCGGCCGCGGCGCATGGCGCGATCAAGGTCAGTCCGTACTGCACCTCGGTGATCGACTCATCATCGGCGACCGCTCCGTACCATCATCTACCGGCATTGACGGCAGCGCTTACATCTATCAGCGTCTTGCGCGCTTGACCGGGCCAGGTACAGCAAAGCCGCTCAGCCGTGACGACGCCTACATCCTTTGCGGTATCGCCGAGCGCTTCCGCTGGGAAGTGCCCGTATCAGGACTGTTGCTTGCTGGCTGGGTTGTGCTCGCGCCGGTCTGCGGTGCACTCGACTGGCGGCCGCATATCTGGATCACAGCCGGCGCCGGTTCCGGCAAATCCGCCATCCTTGAGCGCTACATCGCGCCATTGCTCGGTGACTTGTCGTTGCACGTATCCGGCAACACTTCAGAAGCTGGTCTCCGCCAGACGTTACGGGCCGATGCGCTGCCGGTGGTATTTGATGAGGCTGAATCCAACGAAAAGACCGATCAGCAGCGGATGCAGAACGTACTATCCCTAGCACGTGTCGCCAGTAGTGAATCACGCGCGCAAACAATCAAAGGCAGCGCCGATGGTGACGCACAGCGTTATGCCATCCGAAGCATGTTTTGCATGTCGTCGATTGCAACAGCACTCAAGCAAGGTGCCGACAAATCACGTTTTGCGCAGCTCACATTACGCAATCCAGGAGATATACCAAAGGCGGAACGCATCGCCCATTGGGAACAGCTAGACCGTGATCTTGATCGCTACGTCACTGATCGCGTCGGGCAGCGATTGCAGGCGCGGACTGTAGCGATGATTCCAACAATACGCGAGTCAATTAAAGTCTTCACCCGTGCAGCTGCTGAAATCTTTGATAGCCAACGCCTTGGCGATCAATACGGCGCACTCCTCGGCGGCGCGTGGTCTTTGTACTCCGATGATGTAGCAACCCGCGATGAAGCGTATCAGCTGATTGAGCAGAACAGCTGGGAATCGTATTCGCAATCCACTGAGTTGCCGGATGAAAAACGGTGTATTCAGATGATCCTTCAGCATCAAGTGCGCGTTGAATCTGATGATCGTATCTGCACCAGAACGCTTGGCGAATTGGTAGAGATCGCCGCATCGCGTCGCGTTGACCGTGAAGTGACTGCCACGCAGGCGCAAGACAGCATGTCTCGGGTTGGTCTCAAGGTGGACAACCAGCGGCAAGCGTTGCTGGTAAGCAACACCGCAGGCGCTATCGCCGCCATCCTTCGCGATACCGCATGGGCGCAGTGCTGGGCAACAGTGCTCGCGAGGCTGCCAGGTGCGCAGCGTGTCGGCTCCACTCGATTCAGTGGCGCTGGCACCGTCAGCCGCGCCATAGCGTTACAGATCGATGGTTTGTAACGCTTCGCCAGAGGTGCGTTACAGGGCAAACCCACTGCGCCGCAGCACTTGTAACGGTTCAGGGGCTTGTAACGCTTTTCAGATATATATCCCCCTAGAGATAAGGAGCACTACCTACCCACTTACTAAGGTTGCAAGGGTAGGCCCCAATCTTTTATATATATTTCTCTGTTACATGATACAAACAACAAGACAGGCCCTGAGACTGCCTGCGCTGGTGTGGATCTCGGCGTAACGCTTTTTGTAACGCTCCGGCCCCAAACCGTTACAACCCAGTCCACCACTAGAAACAGCACCGTTGCACCGCGATTCTCAAATGAGACTCACCAATCACGCACGAGACCGATTCATCCGCGAGATGGAGGACCGGCTGACGCCGGACCTCCTGTACCATTGCTTCACCGGTGAAGGCGATGCCAATCGCCTCGCTCGTGTCGCTTCACTCGATCACGTACTGCAATCGGCACTACTTGAGAAGGTGGAACGGCAATGGCCTGAAAGGCTGCAATCCATCGCCGCCGAGCGTCGCGCCGAATGGCTGCGCTCCAAGGCCATCACATCTGCGTACGTGACCCAATGCCTGAAATCAAGTTCAACCTCACCGACGACCAGCTGGCGCACCTGAACCAGCAGGCTGCTGCCGCTGGCATCCCACGCGCGCACCTGATCCGTGATCGCGCATTGGCGCCCGCTGCTGGTGTTGCAAGGTTGCGGACGGTTGAGTATCATTCCCTCGTTGCTGATGCCTGCCGCTTCATGCGCGGCGACCTCTCGCGGCAACACGTGGAAACACTCGTCGCTTATGTCCTCACCCAACTCGACAAGCGTCAGCGTGAAGCAGCAGCCGATCGTAACCCGGTTGCATGACACGCTGGAGCAGGCTGCGGCCTATGCCGCTGCCATTGCAGACAATGCAACCGATGACCAGCAACCGATACCACTGGAGCTGGTTGAAGACTTCTCATCTCAATGCTCTGATCTGATCGCTGTCCTCGCCTCTGTCGCCACACGATGAAATTCACCACCTGCACCGCTGACCTCGACCATGCGCTGCGTGCTATTGCGCCGGCCATTGGTGTGCGCAGCTCGCATCCGATCCTGGATTGCTGCTTGATCCAAGCCAACGCCGATGGCACTGCTGTGGTTACCGGCTTCAACCTGGACCTTGGCATCACCTGCACCATCCCGGCTACTGTCACCACTGCCGGCGCCGTAGCGCTGCCGTATCGCCTGCTGGCTGGCCTCGTGAGCCGACTGGAGGGCGATGAGGCTGTAACCCTCGCAGATGGCGCCCTGAGCGCTTCCAGCGGCTCCTACAGCCTCGCAGCGCAGTCAGCCGAGGATTACCCCGCTCTGCCGGCTGTAGAGGCCGCAGAGACGCAACTGGAGCTGGCTGGTGCTGTACGTGCTTGCATGGTGGCTGTCAGCACCGACGCGGCAAAGCAGATGCTCACCGGCATCCACCTCGGCGATGGTCACCTGAGCGCAACTGATGGCCACAGGCTGATGCGTTGCGCTGTTGACCTGCCGGATGGGTTGGCCATGACGCTGCCGGCCACCACCATGAAGCTGCTGGCGGATCACAGCTGCAGCGTGGTAGCAGCCAAAGGTCAAGCCGTGATCACCACCGATGAAGGCATCCGCGTTTACAGCCGCGTGCTCGATGGCACCTACCCGAACGTGGCGCAGCTGATCCCAGCCAGCTTTGAGCACACGATGATCTTCAACCGGCACCGGCTGACGCGGGCGCTGGAGCGGGTTGCCATCATCGCAGAGGCCACCAACGGCGTGGTGAAGCTGACCGCAGCGGATGGGAAGCTCACTATCACCGCCGAAGCTGATGCCAATAATGGCCGCGAGTCGTTGGCATACGATGGCACCGGCAATGGCATGTGGGCATTCAATGTGGCCTACTTGCTTGATGGACTCAAGGCATTCCGCTCGGCGGAGTCGGTTGAGCTGAACTGCAATGCGGCTACTACGCCGGTGGTATTGCGGCCCGCGGGTGACGATGGGCGCACCTACCTCGTGATGCCCGTGCAAGTGCGCAGCTAACCTATAGGCATGGCTGGACTGTCCGTTGACATTGCTTCTGAGCTGCCGAACATGATTCGGTGGACAGATGCAATGTCACGGCAGTTGCCTTGGATGGTGGCCAAGGCAATGACAGAAAGCAGCAAAAAGGCGCAAAATGCGATCAAGGCGCAAGCGCCGCAGAAAATTGATCGGCCGACGCCTTTTACGCTGAATAGCACATTCGTTAAGTTTGCATCACCTCGCAAACTTGAATCATCCGTTGGCTTTAAGGACTTCGCTAGCAAGGGCACGCCTGCCGCGAAATATCTACAGCCAATCGTCAAGGGCCAACCGCGTAATGCCAAGCGTTCTGAGGTGTCGTTACGCCGAGCTGGTGTTTTGCGCGGTAATGAATTCATTGTGCCCACCGGGGTTCATCCGCTACGACTTAACCAGTACGGCAACCTCAGCGGCGGTAAATACACTCAAGTGCTTAGCCGCCTCCGTGCGCTAGGTGAGCAGGGCTACTTCGGTAACGTCTCACAGTCCGGCCGCAGTCAACGCAAACGCTCCGCTCGTGATTACTTCGTCGGTCGGCCTGGTGGCCTGCCACGCGGCATTTATGCCCGTGTCGGTCGCCGGCCATCAGGCAAGGGCGGCAAGGGCAGCAAGAAGGGCGGGCGCCCCGCCGCCACCCGCCTCCCGTCAGGCTTCCACACGGTCTTCTACATCACTAAACAGCCCAACTACCAAGTCACCTTCCCTGTTGACAGGATCTTGATGAATACATGGCAAAACAACTTCCCCGTGCAGATGCGTAAGGCGATCGAAGCTGAGCTGCAATATCAGGCGATGCGTGGGCGGCGGTGATCACTGCCGCGTCAGCTGTCGCTTCTGCTGGCATGACCACAAGACAAGGGTATCACGGCATCGTTGTATGACGATAGCGGGTCCCTCCCCATCTAGGGTTTACGGGTATATGCGATCGTCGTCCAGAATCCAGCGCCAGCCCCGAAACCTCCTAAACCACTGCGCCGCAGCGAGTCTCAGTTAGACCAACCCTAAGACGGTTTAGGAGAGTTTAGCAGTGATTAAACTACCACTAAACCCATTCAACTCTGTGCTGGTTACGTTCGCTGAGTTTGCAGCAATTCGCGGCTGCTCAAAAGGTGCCGTGACCCATGCAACCAAAAGCCGGATCGCTGATGCGGTGGTGGTCAAGGATGGCCGCAAGTGGCTTGATCGAGACAAGGCACTAGAGCTGTGGAATAAGAACACTGCCGCCACGCACGCCAGCAAGGTGTCTGTTGCTGACCCAGTGGACGACCCGCCACCGCGTGATGCAGCGGAGCTGAAGCGCCGCGTGAAGGGATTGCCGGATGATGCAATCCCAGATCTCAATGAAAGCCGTGCAAGGCGCGAGCACTACCAAGCTGAGCTGGCGAAGCTGCAAGTATCACAACAACGCGGCGACCTTGTACCTGCTGATCAAGTGCGGAAGGATGCGTTTCAGATGGGCCGTGCAGTACGTGAAGCGCTGAGCAACTTGGCGGATCGACTCAGCCATCAACTTGCCGGCGAGACCGACCCTGCACGCATCCATGATGCACTGACGCAAGAGCACCGTGCTGCACTGCTGGAGTTGTGCAATGAGTGAAGCATGGCGCGAAGGGTTCCTGCATGGCTTGCGACCCGAGGAACCGCTGACCGTATCGCAGTGGGCGGATAAGTATCGCAAGCTAAGCAGCAAGGCAAGCGCTGAACCGGGACCGTGGCGCACCAGCCGTACGCCGTATCTGCGTGAACCGATGGATTGCTTGAGCAGCGACAGCCCAATTCAGCGTGTTGTGATGATGTTTGCGGCCCAGACCGGCAAAACTGAAGCAGGGAGCAATTGGCTTGGTTATGTCATTGATCATGCCCCTGGCCCGATGCTATGCGTTCAGCCAACAGTGGAAATGGCAAAACGCCTTAGCAAGCAACGACTAGAAAGCATGATCACTGAAACGCCATGCTTGTCCGACAAGATTGCGCCACCACGCAGCAGGGACAGCGGAAACACAATGTTCAGTAAGGAGTTTCCAGGCGGGATCATGCTGCTCACCGGCGCCAATAGCGCTACGGGTTTGCGTTCTGCACCGTGCCGTTATTTGTTTGCTGATGAGGTTGATGCATTTCCAAGTGATGTTGACGGTGAAGGCGACCCGGTAGCACTGGCCGAACGCCGTACGACAACATTTGCAAGGCGGAAGATACTGCTTACCAGTACGCCAACTGTAAAAGACTTCAGTCGCATTGAAGCCGAATACGACCGCAGTGACCAGCGGCGTTATTTTGTGCCGTGCCCATCATGCGGCGAGATGCAATGGTTGAAATGGCAACAGTTGAAATGGACTGAAGGTAAGCCGAGCAGTGTGCGGTATCAATGTGAGCATTGCGGCGAACGATTTGAGGAGGTGAATAAACCGCGAATGCTGGCGAATGGCGAATGGCGCGCTACAGCACCAAGTGACGGCAAGACCGCTGGCTTCCATTTAAGCGGCCTTTATAGCCCACTTGGATGGTGCAGCTGGGAGCAGCTGGTGGATGACTTCTTGCGCGCTAAAGGCGATGCACCAGCGCTTAAAGCGTTTGTCAATACAAGACTGAGCGAAACATGGCAAGAGGATTATGCGGCATCTGTCAGCGCCGATGGATTGATGGCCAAACGATTGGCGTATGAACCCGCTACCTGCCCTGATGGAGTGGTGCTGCTCACCAGCGGCGTTGACGTGCAGGACAACCGATTGGCAGTCAGTGTATGGGGATGGAGCGAAGGCGAAACGGGCTGGTTGATTTGGCACCAAGAGTTAATGGGCGATCCAACGCAAGGTGAAGTGTGGCAGCAATTGGATCAGGTGCTGGCAACGGAATGGGCAGCGCCAAATGGTAAACATCTGAAGATTACGCAGATGGCAATTGACAGCGGCGGCCATTGTACGCATGAGGTTTACAACTATGCGCGTGAACGTACAGCCAGCGGAGTTGTGGTGATCAAGGGCAGCAGCCGCCGCAATAGTGCAGCGGTCGGCAAGGGCAGCAAGGTGGACGTGAATTGGAAAGGTCGTGTACTTAAAAAGGGCGTGACGTTGTATATGCTCGGCACTGACACGATCAAGACGACACTGTTCGGCCGAATGAAGCACGACGATGGACCAAGCCAACTGCGGTTTGGTATGGCAGCGGATGAGGAGTATTTCAGGCAACTCACAGCTGAACGGCAAACGCTGCGCTACCACCGCGGATTTCCGATTCGTGAGTGGACAAAGAAATCTGGCGACCGCAATGAGGCGCTGGACTGTGCGGTGTATGCCTATGCGGCGATGTTGATCTTCAGCCGTAAGATGAACCGTGCAACGATGTGGGAACAGCTGCGCCGTCAGATGGAAGACGGTAAACCAGCACCACGGCGCCGTACGCAGCAACCACAAGCCGCCAGCGGCTTCGTCACCAATTGGTAGCGTTTAGACTGTTGATAACAACAGGCACCGCCGTGATTGCGCCGCCTTCAAAAATCAGGGCAGGCGATACCGTGCGGTGGCGTGCGGATGAAACTGTTGATAATCTCGGCAATGCTGTCACCAGCACCAACTGGAGCCTGCAGTATTTCTTCCGCAGTAACACCGCAGGGGAAGGTGCGACTATAACTGCCACTGCTGCGGCAACAGGATGGGAGGCGGCGATACCTGCTGCCACCAGCGCTGCATTTGATGCTGGGCAGTGGTTTTGGCAGGCAATTGCCACTAGCGGCGACGATCGCCTTACGCTCGGCGCTGGGCAGATCACGGTGCTGGCGGCACTGGATTACGCTGGTACGCCAGATGCGTTTGATGGCCGCACACAAGCTGAGCAAGACTTGGCGGCAGTGCAGGCTGCAATCCGTGCATTGATCAGCGGCGGTGGCGTCAAGGAATACACCATTGGCAGTCGAAGCATCAAGAAATATGAGCTGAAGGATCTTGTGGTGATTGAAAGCCAGCTGAAGGCGCAAGTCAAACGTGAACAAGCGGCGCAGCTGATGGCAAATGGACTTGGCAACCCTCATAACTTGTTTGTAAGATTCTGATATGGGACTCCGCACGCGACTGTTTAAGGCACTGGGCTTTGAGCCAATCCGCAGGCAGCGGCGCGCGTATCAAGGTGCACGCGTCAGTCGGCTGACCGCTGATTGGGTCACCAGTGGCACCAGCGCTGATGCGGAGATCAAGTCAAGCATTAAGACACTGCGCAACCGCGCAAGACAGCTGTGCAGGGACAATGATTACGCCCGCCAAGCATTACGCAGCATTCAGAATAATGTGATCGGCCAAGGCATCAAGCACCAACCGCAGGTGCGGATGCAACGCGGTGGTAAGTTGGATGAAGCGCTCAATGCGCGCATCACTGATGCATGGCGCAAGTGGAGCCACAAGAGCCGGTGTGATGTACGCGGGATTCTTGGCTTCCATGATATGGAACGCCTGCTGTGCCGCAGCCTGGCGGAGTCTGGCGAGGTATTTGTACGACTGATCCGCAGGCCATTTGGCGATTCACGCGTGCCATTTGCACTGCAGGTGCTTGAGGCTGATTATTTAATCGATGATGATGTGCCGATGGCAGCAGCTGGTAATACAGTGCGTATGGGCATTGAAGTAGATGAATTTGAGCGGCCTGCTGCTTACCACTTTTATACAACCCACCCCGGCGACACCCACCAAGGCTATCAACGCAATAATCGCAACCGCATTCGTGTGCCGGCCGAGGATGTTATCCACTTGTTCCTACCCGAACGTCCTGGGCAGTCGCGCGGTGTGACGTGGTTTGCGTCGGCTTTGATGCGGCTGCACATGCTGCAGGGTTACGAGGAAGCCGAGGTAGTGCGCGCTCGCGCCAGTAGTGCACTGATGGGTTTCATCCAATCACCCGAAGGTGAACTGGTTGGTGATGAGGTATATGAAGGTGACCGCGTTAGTGAGTTTACGCCTGGTGTATTCAAGTACCTTGCACCTGGTGAATCTGTCACAGTACCGGATCTCAACGCACCAGACGGGCAACTGGAACCGTTCACGCGATCAATGTTGCGCGCTGTTGCAGCTGGCATTGGCACCAGCTTTGAAAGCATCAGCAAGAACTTCTCCGAAAGTAACTACAGCAGCAGCCGACTCAGCCTGCTTGAGGAGCGTGATACGTATCGGGTGCTGCAGCGGTATTTTGTTGAGAATTTCCATCAGCAAGTCTTTGAAGCATGGCTTGAGATGGCAGTGCTGAGCGGTGAACTCGACCTGCCGGGGTATGAGATGAATCCAGACCGCTACCGCGCCAGCAGATGGATACCACGCAGCTGGGAGTGGGTGGACCCGCAGAAGGAGGTCGGAGCGTATAAAGATGCTGTGCGGTGCGGGTTTAAGACACTTGGTGATGTGATCAGCGCGCAAGGCGGCGATCTTGAAGAAACACTGACTGCCAGACAGGCTGAACTTGCAATGCTGGATGAGCGTAATATTGTGACAGATACTGACCCGAGTGAGGTGAGCGTCAATGGCTCGGCGCAGCCGGACCCTGTGCCGTTTCCTGATACGCAACCACCGGAGGTGAGCGATGGACAGCAATCGTGAATTGACGCCTGACTTAAGTGCAACACAAGCACTCGTGTATGAGGCGCTTGAAGATGTAACCGATGACATCGGTCAGTTTGGGCAAGATGCCGGCCCGCATGGCGCGCATTATATGGATGCAAGTCCATTCGCCGATAAGGGTGTGGTGTGCTCAAATTGTGCGTTTTACGCCGGACCGCGTGCGTGTGAAATCGTCAGCGGCGACATCGCACCGGAAGGCATTTGTAAGTTCTGGATCATCCCGGAACGGCTGATGATTGAATCACCGGAGGCTGCAACCGGCCGGCCGTATCCAAATGAACATGCCGCACGGCTGAAAGATCCAGCGCAGTATGACCGCTTGCGGCGACGCAACGATGCTGGCGGCAAAGGCGTTGACTTTATCTTTGGCATCAAGGCCGGCCAGCCGGTTGAATTGCAAGCTGTTCGATTCCGCTCTGCGCAGTTCACTGCAGCCGAGGCACGCAAATGGCTGAGTGATCGTGATTACAGCCCAATTGAGTTTGAAGAAGCTACGGGTGATCGTAGACTTGTGGAAAATGTAAGCAGACAAATGGAGGCCGGTGATTTTGTCGAATGGGATTCATCTGGTGGTATGGCACGCGGCCGGATTGATCGCATCGTGACGGAGGGCAGCATTGATGTACCGGGATCCAGCGTAACGATCAACGCTAGCGAAGATGATCCTGCTGCATTGATCACGGTGTACCAGGAATCTGACAACGGGTGGGAAGCTTCTGATGTAAAGGTTGGCCATCGCGTATCAACGCTGAAAAAGATCCCAGCGCTGCGTTTCATGGAAGGCAAGCGGTATCACCGCAGCGAGGCAACGCGGTTTGATGCGGTCGAGGATCGAATTTACGAATTTCCATTCAGCTCTGAATATCCCGTGCAGCGGTACTTCGGCAATGAAGTGCTGAACCATGATGCACAAGCTGCTGATCTTAGCCGCTTGAATGATGGTGCACCGCTGCTGTTTAACCATGATCCCGATAAGGTGATTGGTGTTGTTGAGCGCGCGTATATTGATGACAAGAAACGTCGCGGTTACGCGCGTGTGCGGTTCAGCCGCAATGCATTTGCGCAGGAAATCCTGAGCGATGTTAAGGATGGCATTCTCAGGAATGTCTCCTTTGGTTATTCCATCGACAAGATGGAAGAACGCAGCGGTGATTTTATTGCTACTGCGTGGTCACCTTTTGAGGTGTCGCTGGTTTCAATCCCGGCCGATCCGGGTGTCGGAATCGGCCGGTCTCTTGAGACCGAACAAGCTGCTCCGGCAGCACCAAACCCTGATCCCATTTCTGAAATGGAAAACGCTACCCCTGATCTGGCGGTGGTGCGAGCCGAAGCCGCTGAGGCCGAACGCTCCCGCATCGCTGGTATCAATGCACTGTGCGATAAGCACAACATGGCTGATCTTGGCCGCCAGCTGATTGAATCCGGCCGTTCAATCGATGAGGCTCGCGCGGCAGTTCTGGAGCAAATCTCTGCCAAACCCATGGAACAGATCAAGACTGCCGACATCACCTCTAACGATGTTGGCCTTTCCGATAAGGAAACCCGTTCGTTCAGCTTCGCTCGTGCGCTGAACTATCTGGCTAACCCCAGTGATGCTAATGCACGCCGCGCCGCTGAATTTGAGATTGAAGTCGGCAAGGCTGCTGCTCAAAAATACGAGCGCTCCTCGAATGGCATCGTGATCCCTAACGAGGTGCTGCGTCGTGATCTGGTGGTTGGTACGCCGACCGCTGGCGGCAACCTTGTGGCTGATGAACTGCTCGCTGGTAGCTTCATCGACCTGCTGCGCAACCGCCTGGCGCTGGCCCAGGCTGGAGTGACCATGCTGACCGGCCTGCAAGGCAACATCAGCATCCCCCGTCAGACTTCTGCCGCTACTGCTTACTGGGTTGGTGAAAACACTTCCCCGACCGAAAGCCAGCAGGCGATCGACCAGGTGAACATGACGCCAAAGACTGTGGGCGCCTATGTGGATTACAGCCGTCGACTGCTGCTGCAGTCCAGCATCGACGTGGAAGGCATGATCCGCAGTGATCTTGCTCGCGTGATTGCTCTTGAACTTGACCGCGCTGCGATCTACGGCACTGGCTCCAGCAATCAACCGCTTGGACTTGCCAATACCACCGGCATCGGCAGCCAGACCATTACCAGCTTCGGCACCTTTGCTGAATATATCGGCATGGAAACCGATGTGGCAGCCGCTAATGCCGATGCTGGCAGCCTGCGTTATATCATCAACGCATCCGCCCGCGGTGCACTGAAGAGCACCGAGAAAGCTGCCAACACCGGCATGTTTGTGTTTGAGGATGGTGAAATCAATGGCTACCCTGCCATTGTTTCCAACCAGCTGCAGAACAATGATGCCCTGTTTGGCGACTTCTCCATGCTGATCATGGGCATGTGGTCGGGCCTGGATCTGACCGTTGATCCGTATGCTGGCGCTACCGCCGGCACCGTCCGCGTGATTGCTCTGCAGGATGTGGATGTTGCCGTGAAGCAACCTAGCGCCTTCTGCCTGGGCACCTGATCATGAAGGTTGAGATCCTGCGACCCGTCATGATCTCAGGGGAGCCGGTTTCGGCCGGCTCTTTCGTTGAGGTCAGCCAAGCTGACGGCAATTTGTTGATCGGCAGCCATAAGGCTATTGCCGTTGCTGCTAAACCTGTCCCTGTTGAGGTGACAGAAGAACCGAAGCCAAAGCGTCGCGCGAAGGCTGCGGTTGAATGCACACTTCCCAGTGAGGATTGATCATGGCAATTCCTCAGCAAGGCTTAGAAAAGCTTGATTTGATCGCCGGCCATCCTACTGCCACTCGCACTGCTACTGGTCAAACCAGTGGCATTGATCTGCGGTTGTATGACGGTGATGTGATGCTCCTGCTGGATTCTGCGGCCGGCACCGGCACCAGCCCAACGCTGGATGTAACTATCGAGGATTCTGCTGATAACAGCAGCTTTGCTGCGATCAGCGGCGCTGCTTTTGCGCAGGTTGGCGCCGCAGCATCAGCGCAGAAGTTGGTGATTAGCAAGGACAGCGCACGTCGCTATGTGCGGATCAAGTACACCATCGGCGGCACCACGCCAAGTTTTACCTTTTCCGTAAATGCCTTCGGCGCACGGAAGTACGGCTAGACTGTAAGCGGTGAGGACACTGGTGCCCTGGGCTATGGTGACGGCTCAGGGCTTTTTCATGTATACTTTGCTGGTCCCGTTATTTACCCTACCTAATGCTCAAGGGATCTGAACTGCTCGCCAAGGTGAAGGAGCTTGGCGATGCGCCTAAGTCTGAGATGGTACGCAGCTGTGGCTATGTAAGCACCAATAAGGACGGCAGCGAGCGGCTGAATTTCACTGCGTTCTATGAAGCACTGCTGCAAGCCGAGGGGGTTGAACTGACCAGCGGTAAGAAGCCTGGCCGCAAGTTGCCGTATCGCGCGAAGGTGCAATTTAACGGTGCACTGCAAGTTGGTGAAGCGTACCTTAAGCAGATAGGTGCTGCGCCTGGCGCTGAGTTTGAGATCAAAGTGAGCCGGAACAGTATTACGCTGACTGCCGCATAGACTGCAACGACCGCCGCTCTGCCTCATCTGAGGCATCGGATCTCGCCGGACTGATCACCCGGCCACCCAGTCCGAGCCAATGGATAGGACGGCTTCTGCTGCTGCAGGGCGATGCGGGTTCGATTCCCGCCTGGGTGCTGCTTAGACTAGCGATATGACGATCGCCGATGACCTAGAGGCATTTTTCAGCTTTGATGCTGTGACGGTGACGAATGG